AAAATTAAAAATCCTTTTGAAAGCGTATTGTTAAGAGTTTACGCATCAGGAGTCATCTGGCAAATAAAAACACGGGAAAACCACTGGTCTGCATGCGGTCTGGGGGTATAATGCCCGCTCTGTGACTGGAAGAGAGTTAACATGAAGCGTAGTAGAACGGAAGTGGGACGCTGGCGGATGCTGCGTCAGGCTAGTCGCCGTAAAGCACGTTGGCTTGAAGGGCAATCGCGCCGTAACATGCGTATCCACTCCATCAGAAAATGCATTCTCAATCATCAACGAAATTCGTTGCTGTTTGCGATCTACAGCATTTGATCCAAAAAGGGCACCGTTGCGGTGCCCAATGTATTCCTGTCCGTTCTGTTTCTTAAAATACTTTTTTGTATTGTCATTCGGCCTATTTCGAAGAATTCCGCGTAAAAACGTTCTGTTACGCTAACGCCTTCTATTACCTGCCTTTCGGCCTTCCAATCATCACACTTTGAGTACAAGTGTTACATTGCGGGTAGCTTAGAGCAACGAGTTTTGTGTACACTTTTGCGTACTCAAAAGCCAAATGTGTACCCATTCAATGATCACTGACACAAAGCTCAGGAAGGCCCTTGGCAAGAAGCGCGATGATATCGAAACCATTTCAGATTCTCACGGACTCAACGCAAGGATCAGCCAGGCTGGAAAAGTTTCTTTCTTCTACCGATACAGGTGGGCTGGTAAAGCTGTAAAACTCAATGTCGGTGATTATCCAGCAATGAGCATTGCTCAGGCAAGGGAAAGGCGTCAGCAGTTCAGAACGTGGCTAACTGAAGGTTTAGATCCTCGCGAGCAAGTGAAGCTGGAAAAATTATCTCGCGAAGGTTCTATGACAGTGGCTGAAGCCTTCAATTATTGGATCGAGAAACACTGCATCGCTAATCAACTTACAAAGACGGATTATTATCAGCTGGTATTCGCCAAACATATCGCCGAACCGATGCGGAACGTCAAAGTTGATAACTCGACAAAAATGCACTGGATAGATGTATTTGATCAGATTGAAAGCAGGGTAATGGCCCACTATATGCTTTCACTGTGCAAGCGCTCATTCAGGTTCTGTATCAACAGGGGCGTTATATCGACTAACCCGCTCGAGGGGTTGCTACCCACTGATGTTGGGCAAAAGCCGAAAAAGAGAACACGGCGTCTGGATGACAGTGAACTGGTGGCAATTTATCGCTGGCTGCAAAATCGCATGTCGATAGAATCCGTATTTCTTGTGAAATTTATTATGCTGACCGGCTGTAGAACGGCAGAAATTCGATTAAGCGAAAGGTCGTGGTTTAGACTGAATGAAAATGAGTGGATAGTTCCAGCTGGAAGTTACAAAACACGAGTGCACATGAGAAGGGCTCTTTCTGATGCTGCGGTGGGGTTGGTCAAAAATCATCTTGAGAAGATCAACACAAAACATTTAGTCACCTCACAGCGCTTACTGGATGGTGAAATCAAAGACGTCCCAGTACATTCGCCAGTCGCTTCAAACTACGCGAGGTATATTTGGTCTGCTGCGGGAATGGAACCCTGGTCTCTCCATGATATGAGGAGAACGATCGCGACAAACCTCTCAGAACTTGGCTGTCCTCCGCATGTAATTGAAAAACTACTTGGTCATCAGATGGTCGGTGTAATGGCTCACTATAATCTGCACGACTACATCGATGACCAAAAACATTGGCTCCACGTTTGGCAGAGCCATCTTGAAAGTATCATTGGTGAGCCATTCAGTTAATTGGCTGCTTCACACCTTCCCACTCTTTGATTGACTCCGACTTCCAGCGGTTTGGGTTGCCAGGAAAATCAGGAGCAGGGAACGGCTTCGCAAAACCCCGCGGCATAGTTTCTGTGCTTTGCCATGACCAAAGGGTTTTACGTGAGATTTTGTATCGACTGGTCAGGTCTGACGTCAGCAAAATATCATCCATCGTTTTTCTCCAATGGCCCGTACTGGGCCATTTATAAAAGTAATATTAACTCACCTGACCAGGCAGCGCGCGCAACCGACGCATACCTGTCATAGCCGTGGCCACGTAGCTCGCCTTGCGGTTCACTACTTCTACCCAGACCTTCACACCTTCAACTCTAACCGTGTATGTCTCTTTCATCTTGCTGCGCCCGTAGTCGCCGTAGCGTTCGTGATGAGTGGCCAGCGCGATGTCGCATGCCTGACGCGCTAACGGGGATTGCTGATTGCCTCGGTTAATCAGTCGCATTACATCTCCTCAATGGGAGGGCGAACCCTCCCAAATCTGTTAGCCCACGTATTCCGGTTTCATATCGGCCAGGGTGATGCTGAACTGATCATGCAGTTCATCGCCCAGGTGACGTTTCGCAGTTGCAAGAACTCGCTCAACTTCCCCGAAACGCGCTGCAGCATCCGGCTCATCCGGAGACGGCAGGGAGTTGATCGCAGCTTCGACTTTGTTGCGGTGATCCACCTGGTAATAGCGCTTCACGGCTTTATTTTTCAGCTCTGTGAATAGTGCAGTGCCAAGCAGTGCTTTCTGCGATTCAATATCGGCACGGATGGCTTTAGCCTGGTCTACCGTGCTGGACGTATCGATGCGTTCGCGGATCTCATCAGCCAGTGAGTCGATATTTGCCGGTGATTCCTGCGCGCTCTGCGTGGTTGTGACGTTGTCACCTGAGATATCAGCCAGGTTAACGTGTTTCGGTGCTGGGTTAATCTCTTTCTCAGTGCGTGGCTCAACTTCATCTGGACTGTAGACGCCGAGGATGACTTCTGGGCAGTACAGGCGAGCCCAGTACTTCACTGCCAGATAAGCGATCTGCTGCTTCGGCGCTGTTTTCCACAGTGGCGAGTTACGTGTGGTGATATCTGCAAGGTAGATTGGCTCACCCCAGGTAATTTCATCTTCGCCTCGCAGTACGGCACCGACCCTGATAAACAGGCCTAATTCATCACGGCCGTCTTTTTTGCCGGCGATCTTCTCCCAGTCACCGCCGTATTCGTAATGGAAGCGACCAACAATGGCGCTGGAGCTGGAGATTACTGCGTTAACCAGCTGCGCTTCGTAACCCAGAACGCCATTCACCAGGTGCGTTTTCTGGGCAACCGCATATGGGTTCATTCCCCACTGCATAGCCTGCATGACGATAGCCATACAGTCGGCGGGTTTCCCCGCCAGGTGTTTGGGGACGGTGACTGCAGACTGCGCCATCAATTCAGCGAAAGAGCTAAGCTGGCCGAGTGCCTGCACGTTGAACACAGCGTTGCTGGCGGAAATGGTGTTTGGTGCCTGCTCGGTCGTAATGATGTTGGTATTTTGCATGGTCAAATCCTCCATTAAGCCAGACGCAGCGCTTCAAGGCGGCGCAGGTCGAAGTCGTTCAGTTCGTCGGTGTAATCAGCGGTGATCGGCGCTGGCCACTCGCCAGTGTCAAAGCCGGTAGCAATAGCGCGCATTGATTTGCGGTACTCAAGCATGCCCAGCTCCAGTAGTTCAGCGGATGCCTCGATGATGGCGATCCAGTGGTAGTTCTCGTCTTTGTTGACGAAAATCCAGAAGAACTGGTCCAGTGCTGCGGTCTCGCAATACATTGCCGCGCTCAGGTGGTAGTCACGGTCGATGATTTCGCGGTGCAGTTTGGCGCGCAGGCCTTCCTGCTTAATGTTCCACATGCTGATGGTTTTCAGGTCGGCGCCGATGCGCACCCCGTTAAGGTCGATTTCCAGATCCGGGCGCACACGGACTTCCAGACCGGTTTCGTCGTCGAAGCCAAAGTAGCTGACTTCTACTGCGCGGCTCGGGTGTGTCAGTAGCTTGCCCGCGGTCGGGTGCTGGAGCAGGGCTTTCTGAATGTTCAGTGCAGTGCTCAGTTGCTGGCGGGTGACCAGCACTTTCCCATGCGGATTCTCGCGCCACGCATCCAACAGTTCGTCGGCGAAGACGGCTTCCGGATTAACAGACTTCACGGCCTGAATCAGATCCGCTTTGGTACCGGACACTTTCAGCGGCGCCAGTTTCTGCGCTTCCTGTGCAACCAGGTCAGGATTGATGATTGCCAGCTGCTCGAGTAACGCATCACGGCTACCACTGGTTTTCACCTGTGCAGGCAGAGTGGCGTTGTATTCCTTGATGCAGGCTTTCATTGCCGCTGCGGTCTGCTTCTGATCCGCTTCGATACGCTGGTACTCTTCGGGCAGCGACATATAGCTCTGGCCGGTTTCCTCGGCTGAACCACCCAGCGGCACCTGTGCAGGCAGAGTGGCGTTGTATTCCTCTAGCAAAGCTTTGATATCGTCTGCGCTCAGTTGCGCTGGCAGGCTGGCGTTGTACTCATCAATAAACGCGCGGATCGTTGCCGTGGTGGTAAATGCGCCTTCCGGAATTATGGGTTCAACGCTAAATTCTTCATCGAGCTGCTCTGGTTGCAGCGACAGCGCATGCACCAGGTTGCCCATATCCAGAACCGGAGAGCGTTCTTTCGTGATGGTCTTCTCGATGTGGCGCGCATTGAAGTACATCAGCGACACACGTGCGTCTTTCACCTGGGTAGAGCTGATACCGTTGGCTGCGTGATAAACCTCGTTAGGCAGGCCTTCATAGCGGCCGGGCTCGAAGTAAGCGGGGTAAACAACAGCTGGTTCGTCAGATTGCGCTTCTGGCTCATTTTGTGCCGAAACTGGTTCGGTTTGGTTTACAGAATCGCTGTTTTGGCTAACAGAATCCGTATTCTGGTTTACATCGGCCTGCTGGCCGGTATCTGACTCTTCACCAGTTTCCAGACTGCTTTCGCCTGACTGCACTTCAGTACCAGCCTGTTTTTCATCACTGACAGTTTCTTCCATCTGCACATCGCTGGTGGTTTCCTCTTTAACTGGTGAACAGTCATCTTTTTGTTGGGCGGTTGATGCGAGGTCTTCTGTGATCCATTTCGGGTCTGTAGGGTCACTAATCCCCTCGACATATTCGCCGCGGGAAGCTGCAAGAATTTTGTTTACCTCTTCAGCCGTTTCTTTTTCCTGTTTCATAGGTACAGGCATAGACGAACGACCGCAGGCTATATCAACGAGCAACGGATCTGGGTTGGCGTGGTCGGTTTCCGTCAGTACTCTATTCAAATATTCTTGGTGTTTTACAGGATCAGCATAAAGCCCCTCTGGTGTGGTTTTTACAGTTGCGATGATGCAGGCCCGTGAGTAGTCCAGGCCACCAGGAATTGAAACGAATCTCTCTCGAGTAGCCAGCCATTCAGGATCGTCCATCTTATTCATGATGGAGTTTGCCTGTAGTTCTATATCCAGAGGAACGTTGTAAATATCAAATTCGCGGTCACGGGCACGTAACGCCAGAGCAATTTCATGCTCCAGCCCGAGAATGGTTTGCGGGAATTTGCGGTCAGAGGCAATGCCGCCACCGGCGTTCGCACCTGAAGGTGTGCGATTAATGGTTGTTACACGATTACCTTTGCTCCACTCTTTAACCAGCAGGCCGCGATCGATGTAATCAGTTTTGAACCACACCGTCAGGAACTGGATAACTGTTGCTAGCTCCGTTTTTTTACCGTCGACAGGGAAGACTTTCTTAACGGCATTCACGACTTTATGAATATCGTGTTCAATGGCTTTTTTGAATGCTTCCACATTCTCAGCAGCCAGCAGCAGGTTCTGGATGTACGTGTCATCAGTGTCCATCTCAAAGCGGACAATCTTGTTTTTCTGCCCAGCGTCGATGTGATAGAGATATTCACCATCACCGATGAACTGAGCCAGTACGCGCTGGCGGAATGGCAGGGTGGCAACAACGATCAGGTTCGGTTGCTGTGTCTGCTGGGATTGCTCTTCGGTCTGGATGCCGTCCTCAACAGTGAGATCTTGACAAGTTGTAACGTCAGCACCGCTGATGGTTTCAGTTTTGAGCAACTGCAACTTACCACTGCGCCAATCTTCTACTAGTTGATTGCGGTCACCGACATCTGTGTTCACCCAGTTAGACATGAATGCAGCGATCACTTCAGGTTCGTGTTTTTCATCCTGTGCGAAGATGCTTTTAATTGCCTGAATCAGTTTCCATTCAGCATTCAGACTGAGCTCGCCAACTTCAGGAACATCATTTTTCACCTTCAGCAGGTTCTGGAGATAGGTATTGCTTTCGTCCAGTGACATTTCGCTGGCAGCCAGCTGCTGCTCTTTAGTTATATGAGTCTGGTATTTATCGTTCATCAGATGGACAGCAAAGCGGACTGCTGGAGTGCGGTTTTCTACCGGGACAATTTCGGACGCAGTCGCGTCTTCAACGATTACGGTCGGAGTAGGAATGGATGGTGCGTCAACGGCGCCAGTAGACTCACCAGCAGCTTTTGGCAGCCAGGTGTGCCCATCGTCCTGAAGTTCGTAACGATCACACCAGGTGAAATCAACTTCACCTTCTTCCGGCAGGCCGTCAACAACCGGAAAATCAGTGCGAATCGGCCTGGCGTAGTCCTTACCACGGCCCGTTTCGATGCCTGCATCTTCCAGAGCAACATCCAGCTGCAGGTTAGCGCGAGCCTCGGTTTTGGCAGTGAACCAGACCACTGCATCTTGCTTTCCGGATTTCTGAGTGGCTTTAACCACATAAAAGAATTCCATGTGAGATCCTCATTTTTGGGTGTTAGAATCCCCGGACCATTGATAGCGCCCATTGGGTTAACTTTGGTTTTAATGTTGTTTCCGGTGTAACTTTGGTCGGTGGCACCGGACGTAGATCCCGCCTTGCGCGGGTTTTACGTTAGCCTTCGTGAGCCATCTGGTCGTGCGAAGCGCAACGTCTTGAGCAATACTCTTTCTCTTTGCGCGCCAGCAGTGAGCCGTTGCGATAGAGAAGGGTGCTTTTGATTACTTCTTCCGGTTTAACCGGCTTGCCGCAGTAACCGCATTTATTGTCTAACATGACATCCTCCGCTAGTGGCTGAGTCCATGCCCCAGACCGTTCAGATAAACTTCAACCAGCAAATCCTTGGTGTAAGTCATCTCCACGCCGCGATGCAGATACAAACGTCCGCGAGCGTTAGCTGATGCTGTCCAGGTTGAGTCTTTGTGTTTGACGAGCATCCCCGGCTGAACTGCGCCGCGGTTTACTGTCTGTGTACCGTAGTGCTGATGAACCATGATGTTCTCCAGTTTTTCTGAGTGAACTTCGCTGGTGGCGCCGCGGCGCTGATCTTCACGGTTGAGCGTTTTAACTCTGCAGTTCACCACCGCGAAGCTCACTTCTGTGCTTTGCCCTTGTCGCCAGGCTGGCGGAACGTTTCAAACCTACTGCGCGTTAATCTCACCACCTCATTCCGGTCTTCATATGCCCCGGATGGCTACTTCGTGGGCGTCCTGCCTCGGTGGTTGTGTTGATGGAGTAATTAAACACAATGTTTATTTGCGTGTCAACATAATGAGTGTTTTTGTATAAACAAAAAGTTTAATTGGTGGCGCTGGTTGACACGGGTAGTATGTTTTGTGGTCTATTTTGTGGTTATAAAAACATCAATGAGGGTGGGCTATGGAAAAGTTCTACGTGGGTTACAATGATGTATGTCAGGCGGTGGGGAGAGCGACGCTGAATCTGATATCACATGGAGACGCGCCAACTACTGAGGCGATCATTTCAATGTTGGAGTCGTTGGGGGATGTTGAGCAGAACGATTTTTGGCGACAGGTGTTCAGATTTGCAGCTGAGGAAATGCGAAGAAAAGGGTAGGCAAAAGAAACCCGGCGCGGTGGCCGGGTTGGATTCATAAACTAAATTACTGAAGCATTGACGCAGCGTTTAACATCTTCTCATAATAAAAATTCATATCTTCTTTACTGTACGCGTTTATAAGGTTATCTGCATGTTTTTCAAGAAGATTTATTTGCTGTTTTGCTGTTTTTTCTTGTGCTGTAGTTTCCGCTGCATAAATAACAAATGAGTCAATATTATATTTGTAAATTTCACATGCTTTTGAGATTGTTAAAGCACTCACGGCAGCCTCACCCATTTGTTTTTTAATATTTTCTGAACGGAAATCTAAAGTTTCAGTCAGATGGTATTTGCCATTCTTAAGCAAGAAATCTGCAACTAAACCTTCGTCATCGCTTATAGGATAGTTAGCAACAATCTTGTGCTGATAAAGGTCTTCAGAGTATTTGCTAAAGATTCCGTGCTGCATGAATGTTGACTTTATTTCAAAGAAAACTTTTCTTTTCAGTTGCTTGTGAGATTGTTTTTGTGGATTTACTAACCTATTCATCAAATCAGTAATTTTTGTTTCGTAATTATCATTGCTTTGAATGGTAAACATACCAAAAGAAGATAATGATAACGATCCCTTAAAAAGGCAGGGAAGAAGTTCAACGTCATTTATTTTGTGTGATAAATCAAAAAGTGAGTTTGAAAGATCTTCCAAGTAATTGTGTGAAAGACCTTTATCAATTGCTTTAAGCTTTGAAACTGAATTAAGCATGCGTACGTCTATGTCGGAGTCGTGGTAAACGATCAAGCCAACGTTAATCGTTTCACCTTTCTCAAGATTAGGCGTAACTCTGATTAAGCTGTATTTGAAGGTTTTCAAGAGGTTATCTCCAGTCTTATAGCGTTTATTCGCTCAATTCTTTCCTCACTATCCCACCACTTCAGAAAATATTCTTTATGCATTGGTGGCATCCATGCGACAGGCATAGATTCCAGTATATCAGAGATTGTAGCAACTCCAATTTTCTCAATCTTGTCAAGTACTGACAATGCACACATTCTTAATTCTGGTGTATCCCCGACAAATTGCTTAGCTATAGACCAGTTTGTTGATGTGCTTGAGTCCGTAGGAAGTGTGTGCGGGGTGCTACGTGGCCAACCGATAACAAAAGAGCTCAAGCTAAAATCGAACGTTTTTACTATGATATGACCGCGCGTATTCTCCATGTAAAGATAATTATTGAGATGGCGATCAATGTTGTACACGAATTGGTCAAATGCATAAATTGCCCATAGCTGTTTTTTCAATGACTCAGAGGCGTTTGCCAGCAAATTGATCCATTGCGGGCCGTTAAGTCCTGACTTCCATGCAGAAAACTCAATGCGAGAGCCAAATACATACTCGCCATCAGCGATGCACTTAAGAACCTTACAAACAGGAGTTGCAATACCGCACCTTTCAGCCAAATTTGTGCAAAACCACTCTGCAGCAGGTACTTGAGTCGGGTTTTGTACAGGAAAAGGAGGTGCAGCTTTCATACTTTTAACCGCATACTCCATCTCATCAGTGGCAATGGCAAAACCAGAAAGATGCACAGTACCCAAGTTCGATGGAGTATATTCATTGAACTCTAATTCAAATAAACTTCCTTGTTCCGGGTCCGGTTCGCTGTTGTTTGGATCTTGTTCTTCTGCCATCTGCTTTTTACCCCACAAAGAAGACATGTAAACCTCATGAAATTAAAGTATATCTATAATATTCTTGGCTTTTTCTATTCCAGTCTCTCATGGCGAGCATAGCCAAGTTTTCTCCCCATGCTTCAAGTTCGTAAGCGGGGCCGTTCTAGTTTGTTAGGCATCGAAATGTGTGGTCGAGCAGAGCCTAACTATAGGGTAGTTACTCCACATCACCCTTAATCCGCCGCCCCATATACTTGGCGTACAGTTCATCTAGTTCTTTCAATCGTAGAGATACGATCCGCAACATGTTCTGTTGTTCTTCTTCGTTTGGTAGTTGATTATAGAGTTCCAACAGTCTCCGTTCGTCGTGTCTCAAACCGTCCTTAGCATCCACGTCCTGACCTAGAACCCACTCAAGACTTACGCCTAGCGCATCGGCAAGTTTTATTGCTGAGCTTTTACCTATCGCTCCTCTGACAAACCAGTTGTTGACTGATTGTGCGCTCACACCACAGATTCTCGCTATATCCGCTTTGGATATGCGCTTTTTCTCGATGATTTCATTTAACCGCCGAACCTGCGGGTTATCTGTTTGGTGTGTGTTTTTTCTCATATATCAAGATTCTAAACTAAAAGTTTATCGCCTCAACATTCATAATGTTGACTTATATATAAACATAATGTTTAATTTGGTTCGTTATTACTTGGAGCCAAATATGAAAGCACTTGATAAAGCAATAAGCATCGTAGGGGGCGCAACCCGTTTAGCAGAAAAGCTCGATGTATCTTCAATGACGGTCAGTCACTGGCGTCACCGTGATAATGGAGTCGTACCGGCTAACCGTGTCATTCCTATTTTCAATGCTACAGGCGTAACTCCACATGAGTTACGTCCTGATTTGTACCTCAACCCTACGGATGGATTACCTGCTCAGGAAGCGAGGGCATAACCATGCAGTCACTGTCACTTCATCAAAATAGCGGATATCAACCGGCTACGATGATAAATCGCAATCAACCTGTTTCAGTGGATAAACATGACCAGATCCGTGATGCCGTTCGTGCATGGGCGGGCGTGGATGGTCAGGACGTAGTTACGGCTCTGATCATCGAAGAGTACCAGGCGCAGGGCGGTGACGACATCACTTTCCCTGACGATCTCTGCCGAAAACGTCAGAAGCTTTTCCGCTTCCTGGACAACCATTTCAACAGCGAACGATACCGCGAGAACGTTCGCCAGCTGACTCCTGCAATCCTCGCTGTTCTGCCGATTGAGTTTCGCAACCGTCTGCTGCCAGAAGACAACATCATGGCTCGCCTGGCGCGGCTGGAGAAGGAGACCAGTGAAGCGAAGATTGCCGTCGCCATGAATGCGCCACGGCATCAGAAGCTGAAAGAGTTGAGCGAGGGGATCGTGGAGATGTACCGCGTTGACCCTGGCTTAACCGGTCCACTGATGGAGCTGGTGCAGATGATGCTGGGGGCTATATGACGGGCTCAAAAAAGGTAAAGGTCGGACCGCGCCAACGGAACCGACCTTCGGTGTAATTCCAGGCAGAAATTACGAGGTAAGTATGTCAGAAAAATCAGCCTTCAGAAAGATAGATGGGCCACCACTTTAGCAATTAAGAGGTCTTTATGCGTGATTACGCAACTGTTGCACCTCAGTTCTGGCTTGGGATAACAGGTCGTGAACTGAGGAAGCTAGGCGCGGAGGCGCAGGTGGTTTCGTTCTATCTGATGACCTCGCCACACGCAAACATGCTCGGGTTGTATTACCTGCCAATTCTGTACATAGCCCATGAAACGGGTCTGGGCTTGGAAGGGGCTTCGAAGGGGCTAAAAAGCTCCATTGAAGCGGGATTTTGTAGCTATGACGAGGACACTGAGATGGTTTGGGTGCATGAAATGGCCGCTTATCAGGTGGGTCGATCACTAAAGCCAGGGGATAACCGTTGTGCTGGCGTCAGGAATGAGTATGTGTCATTACCTGAAAACCCTTTTTTATCATTGTTTTATGAGCGTTATAAAACAGATTTTCACCTTAATTTAAAACGTGAATCGCGCCAAATTTCCGAAGGGGCTTCGAAGGGGCTACGAAGCCAAGATCAGGAACAGGATCAGGAACAAGATCAGGATAAAGATATTTCGGGGCATGGCGCCGCCACACCCCAGGGGAAAAATACTTATCCGGATGATTTTGAACTGGCGTGGCAGGAATACCCCAAACGCGCTGGTGGTAACAGCAAGGCTGATGCGTTCAAAGCCTGGACTGCACGGATTAAATCCGGCGCAACAGTGCAGGAGCTTACTGATGGTGTTCGGCGATACGCGGATTACGTAACTGCCGCTGGGAAACTTAACACCGAGTATGTGAAACAGGCATCCACGTTTTTTGGCCCCTCAAAGCACTACGAAGAGTCGTGGTCTTTTGCGGCGTCAGATGGAAAAAGAGATCCGAACAAAATTTCTCAGCCAGATAAAGCGATTCCGAGCGGATTCAGGGGGTAGCGATGAAAAACATGGTGGGTACCGGAAGTGCGCTCGAACGCCTGAAAAAACTCATTCCACCTGGGGTTCAGCCGAAGTTCACCAGCGCCGCAGAACTACTGGCGTGGCAGCGTGAAGAGGGTCTGAAGCGGTGTGAAGAACTGGACAGGCTGAACCAGAAAGCCAGGACAGAGAAAATTTTCGGTCGCTCAGGAATTCAAAGCCTGCACCGCAACTGCACGTTCGCTAATTTCCAGGTAACCGGGGAAGGGCAGCGCAAAGCCTTCACGATGGCAAAGAGCTACGCACAGAATTTCGGTGCCGGATTCGCAAGTTTCGTGTTTAGCGGTAGTCCTGGTACCGGGAAAAACCATCTGGCGGCAGCGATCGGAAATCATCTGTTGTCTGGCGGACATAGCGTGCTGGTAGTGACTATCCCTGACCTGATGCTGCGCGTTCGCGAGTGCTACGACGGTGGACAGTCAGAGGCTTCGCTTCTCGATGACCTCTGCAAAGTCGATCTGCTGGTGCTGGATGAAGTGGGTATTCAGCGCGGTAGCAGTGGCGAGAAAGTCATTCTGAATCAGATTATAGACCGTCGCCTGTCATCGATGCGTCCTGTTGGCGTTCTCACAAATCTTAACCACGACGAACTTCTCGGTGCGTTGGGAGCGCGGGTTATCGATCGCCTCCAGATGGATGGCGGGATGTGGGTGAACTTTGACTGGAAAAGCTTTCGCAAGAACGTTAGCCATCTCCGGATCGTTAAATAACTTCGAGGGAAAAACACTATGGCAAGCAAATCACTGTGGGCAATTGTCGATTTTCTTCGGGTTAACCAGACGATCACGCCGCGTCAGGTTCAGAACCTGCTGGGATGCGACTGCAAGAAGGCACACAACCTGTTGCTTCACCTGGTTCGTAGGGCAGTAGTTATTCGCGCTGGCGAACCGCATCGCCCGGTCTACACGTTTCAACCTGGCGGGGAGCTGAATATCAAGCAGCTCAAATCGAGCGTGCGAAAAAACATGGTCACATCAGTATGCCGTACAAGTCCGGCGATGAAGCGAGTTCTGGCATTTTACGGGAGAGCATCAGCATGAAACAAACCTACGAAGAACTGGCAGTACAGCTCGCTAACGCCGAGAGCAAGTGCAGGGAGCTGGCGGCGGAGAATGCGGGGCTGAAAAATTTCATCATTAACGATTGTCATGTTGCACACATCGAGCCGGAAACTTTCTACGAAGAGGAGATTACCCGTTACGTCAGCGCCGATGGTTACGAGCCAGAAACCCCAGCCACTGACGCTTTCCTGGCCGAAGTGCGGGCACAGGGTGTGGAAGGATTCTTGAAGTTTTGCGGTGAGGAAAATTCCGTATTTGTCGAGACTAAAGCTTACTACCGTTCGCTATCGGATGCGGTTGATGAGTTCTCCGCCCAACTTCGCCAAGGAGTGCAGTCATGAGCGACGCCATCAAGGTGCTGAATTACGACCATTCCGACCCGGACAAAATGCGCCTACCAAAAGGTTCGAGTTGCGGTAACTGCTATCACATCCGGCGCTGTAAAGCCATGTTCGGACACACCGAAACGGATACCTATTGCGACTGGTCGCCATCTCGTTTCATTCCCGTGAAGACTGAAGCTGCCGCCGCTGGCATTGGTGTGAAGGGGGAGTGAGATGTCCGAGCAAACAATTTTGGACGTGTGTTGCGGCTCCCGCATGTTCTGGTTCAACAAGCAGGACACCCGCACTGTGTTCGCTGATATCCGCGCTGAAGAGCACGAGTTGTGCGACGGTCGCCGCCTGGTTATCAGTCCCGATCTGATTGCCGACTTCCGTGCGCTGCCATTCGCCGACGCAACGTTTCCGGTTGTTGTGTTTGACCCACCGCACTTGGAGCGCGTGGGCCAGTCTGCATGGATGGGTAAAAAGTACGGGCGACTGAACAAAAAAACGTGGCGTTCTGATTTACGTGTCGGATTCAAAGAGGCTTTCCGCGTGTTGCGGCCACACGGTGTGCTCATCTTCAAATGGAACGAAACGCAGATCCCAGTTAGCCAGATTCTGGCGCTTACAGATGTGAAACCTGCAATTGGTCAGCGTACCGGAAAGAACGATAAAACCCACTGGATTATCTTTGTGAAGGACTTACTCACAACCATATGAACCGAGACCTAGCAGGAATAAGCTAGTTTTTGTGATATATATCAATAAATTATTGTTGCAATGTTAATTTTTAGAATGTGTGACCGCATTTACATACCATGAATGGATAATTGTATGGAGTATTTATGGTTTCATCAGTGAATCGTAGTGGGTATGGTTATGTTGACAGTTATAATTATCTTAAAGATGGAGCAGCACCTCCAGCCTCTAAGTCAACATCAGGTCAAATCTGCCCTCAGACGGGTTTATGGAAAAACGAGTCATATAAGGTTGTGACAAGTGTTGATAAGGGCGAGGTAATGCCCCAGTTCCAGGGGAAGGATATAGAGTGGGAGATTGAACTGAGCAGTCCAAATGGAGATGAAGTGTAGTGCGAGGACTGATTTGAAAAAAAATGAGATTACGTTTAAGTTTTTCAAAGGGATGACCGCATTTTACATTTGATAAGATGCGTCACATCTTGTTGCAGCACCTCGTATAATAATAGGTTCGATTTCTCTTCTTTTAGCCCGCCCATGTCCGAGTGGGCTTTTTTTTACATCTTCGCTTCATGATTTCTGCCAAGCACCATCAGTAATTTAAACAGATTAGGTGATAAGTATTTGCAGATAGGCAGGCCGATCCGATAGCGTAGAGAGGCTAACCAAAAGGCCACCATAGTAGTTTTACTTTTTGTTGTATAGCCACCATTAGCTGAATCTCTGGTAAGGGCTAACTTGCCGAAGCTTTGTCAGCAGAAATAAATAGCGGCGTAATAAAACATTGCTGATTCAATCCGCTACGGCGGGTTTTCTTTTTTGCTTCATCAATCCCTGCTACGATCCCCTGTCTTTTACTGATGGGGATAGGGATATGAAGAAAGTTTTTGTTGTTTTATTGGTGTCACTTTTCTCACTGACAGCAACGGCAGCAAACAAGCCATGCTCAGGTAAGAAAGGCGGAATATCGCATTGCTCGGGTGAAAAGTTTGTTTGTAATGATGGCTCTATCAGCAAATCTAAGAAGGTTTGTCAGAAATAGTTATCAATAAATAGCACTCACCATCAAAAATAAACCCGCTCCGGCGGGTTTTTCACTCTCTAACGGATATGTTATTTTTTATGCAATAAGAGCGATTAGTAAGATGCTGCTGGGGAGTACATGGATTTAACGGACGACGAAGAGAAACGCATAGAATTTGAAAAATTCATCATTGAAAGGTTTGGTGATACGGTTGATCTTCGCAGGGCGAAACATGGCAATAACGGATATATTTCATGGGAAGCGGCTGTTGCTTGGATTGTCTGGCAAGAGCGTTCATAGCATCATGAAACAACGTCTACCTCTAGCGGGAACAAATTTAGTATGACGCTGCCGGGAGCGTCCCGTCATTCACTATGGACTCCCACTTAGCCACGTCGTTTTAGAATTTAATTTTGGTCCGCTATGAGCGAAAAGCGGACGCCCGCATAGCGTTAACAGGCGTCCGATATTTTGAAGTGGGCAGATTACTTAACTCGTTTACCCGTTTCGTCAATGACCTTCTCACCATCCTCTTTGGTAAACGCTCCTTTCTGACCTTCCGGTAGAATATCCAGCACCATTTCGGAGGGCCGACAAAGACGTGTGCCGATCGGTGTCACTACAATCGGCCGATTAATCAGGATCGGATGCTGAAGCATAAAATCAATCAACTGCTCATCAGAAAACTTGTCTTCATCAAGACCCAACTGCTCATAAGGTTCGACGTTCTTACGCAGCAATGTACGTACTGAAATGCCCATATCTGAAATCAGTTTGCTAAGTTCATCACGAGTCGGGGGAGTATCGAGATAATAAATAATGGTTGGTTCGTTACCGCTGTTACGGATCATCTCCAGCGTGTTACGTGAGGTGCCACAGGCTGGATTGTGATAGATGGTAATGTTGCTCATATCTGTATCTCATTACAAAGTGATGGAGAGCCGCAACGCCAGCGCGGCCAGAGTGATAAACAGCACGGGCAGAGTCATGATAATGCCGGTGCGGAAGTAATATCCCCAGGTAATCGTTATATTTTTCTGGGCAAGCACATGCAGCCAAAGCAGGGTTGCCAGACTGCCAATCGGGGTGATTTTCGGGCCTAAATCGCAGCCGATCACGTTGGCATAAATCATTGCCTCTTTGACGACGCCAGTCGCCGTACTCCCATCAATCGACAGCGCACCAATCAGCACTGTCGGCATATTGTTCATCATCGACGACAGGAACGCGGTCAGAAAGCCGGTGCCAAACGTTGCTGCCCATAATCCCTTTTCTGCCAGCAGGTTTAGCACGCCAGACAGATACTCCGTTAACCCTGCATTGCGGAGGCCATAAACAACCAGGTACATGCCCAGCGAAAAAATAACGATCTGCCATGGCGCACCGCGCAGGACTTTTCCGGTGTTGATGGCATTACCTCTTTTCGCCACTATAAACAGTACTGCTGCGCCAGTAGCCGCTATCGCACTGACCGGGATCCCCATAGGCTCCAAAACAAAGAAACCGACAAGCAGCAATAACAGGACAATCCAGCCCACCCTGAACGTTGCCGGATCTTTTATCACACTGGCAGGAGTCTTCAGCAGCGAAACGTCATACGTCGCCGGAATGTCCCTGCGGAAGAAGAGATGCAGCATGACTAGCGTGGCCGCAATCGCTGCCACATCTACGGGGATCATAACGGAGGCATACTGCGTAAAGCCCAGACCGAAAAAGTCCGCCGAGACGATATTCACCAGGTTAGAAACAATGAGCGGCAGGCTGGCCGTATCTGCTATAAATCCTGCGGCCATCACAAAGGCCAGTGTTGTGCCCTTGCTGAATCCCATTGCAAGCAGCATCGCAATCACAATTGGTGTCAGAATCAGCGCGGCGCCGTCATTGGCGAACAAAGCAGCGACAGCGGCACCGAGCAACACTATCCAGGAAAACAGCAGGCGACCACGCCCGTTACCCCAGCGGGAGACGTGCAGTGCGGTCCACTCAAAGAAACCGGCCTCATCGAGTAGCAGACTGATGATAATGACCGCAATAAATGCCGCTGTCGCGTTCCAGACGATATTCCAGACAACGGGAATATCATTGATATGGATGACACCGGTTACCAGCGCCAGCACAGCCCCGATACTCGCACTCCAGCCAATGCTCAAGCCTCTGGGTTGCCAGATCACCAGTATCAGCGTCAGTAAAAATATACTCCCTGCCAAAAGCATCTCAGACTCCGTTATATATGATTATGTAAATGTGTTTTCATTTCTCAACAGGAGGTGCAGGCTGATTTATCCAGCCATTCACGCACATCCTCTCGCATACACTGCCAGGACGTTGTGATTGTCTCCGCTGCCCATGCCGGTATGTGGGGTGACAGACGATAATGGATCCATTTGCCTTCACGACGATCCAGAACCAACCCAGCCTCGCGAAGAATAGCCATATGTCGCGAGACTTTGGGCTGTGATTCGGAAATGGTTGCGCAGATATCACAGACGCACAGTTCTCCTGACTCCCGGAGAATCATGACGATGGCGAGCCGGGTTTCATCCGACAGGATTTTGAAAAGCTGAACAGGTTGTAGCATTTTTCACTCCGTTCCCTTTAGAATATACATATGGTAAATCATATGTATTAAATTTGAAATCATCTGATCTCTCCGGAGTAGAAAAATGGAACAATTTCCAGCACTGAATAGTGAATGCTTTGATCAACACATCGCCGAGCGCCTGCACCTGCACGAGCCGCCGCGGATTCTGATCCTATATGGCTCAGTTAGAGAGCGCTCCTACAGCCGCTTTGCTGCGGAAGAAGCTGGTCGCCTGCTGGCAGCGATGGGCGCGGAGGTAAAACTATTTAATCCCTCAGGTTTACCCCTGCCGGATGATGCGCCAGATACACATCCTAAAGTCGCCGAGCTGCGCGGTCTGGTCAGATGGTGTGACGGGATGGTGTGGAGTTCTCCGGAACGGCACGGGGCTATGAGCGCAGTTATGAAGGCGCAGATTGACTGGATACCATTAAGTGAAGGCGCAGTTCGTCCTTCGCAGGGCAAAACACTTGCGGTAATGCAGGTTTGCGGAGGTTCACAGTCCTTCAATGCAGTGAACCAGATGCGTATTCTGGGCCGGTGGATGCGGATGTTTACGATCCCTAACCAGTCCTCCGTAGCCAAGGCATGGCAAGAGTTCGACGAAAACGGACGAATGAAACCTTCGTCATGGTATGACCGCATTGTCGATGTAGCCGAAGAGCTGTTTAAAATCACTCTGCTGCTTAAGGGGCAAACCGGCTATCTTGCGGATCGCTACAGCGAACGAAAAGAGAACCATCAGGAGCTTTCATCCCGTGTCAATCAGGACAAAATATAACGTTGTTCTTTGCATAAGCTTAATAACGTCCGCTATTGGCACTAACCAGCCCTTTGCTGATTGAAAAAGGCGAATGAAAGTTGGTTAACACTTTACCTCATGGTCACACAGTTGATCATTGATGAGGCGTTAGTGAGGGCGAATCTTACGGGATTGTGCCGCAGAAAGAATAAAACAGTGCTAATTCAAACCGCTACGGCGGGTTTTCTTTTTTTACTACTGACAGAAATTTAACAATTTGTGCTCTTAAGCCGTTGATCATTTTTGTGCGTAGGTATACTGTATAAAAACACAGTATATGCAGTGGAGGCCATTATGAAAGTTGAATTACTAATTGATCGCATGAAGGAACTTCCTAAAGGCGCGGTACCAGCACTGGAGAAAGAATTGCTTAAGCGCCTGAATGATCACTATGACAATTGCAGGCTCACAATCCGCCGTGCCGGGTCAGATGGGTTAAGTGTTTTAGGCGGTGACAAGGACGACAAAAAGAAAATTGAATCAATCCTCCAGGATACCTGGGAAAGCGCTGACGACTGGTTTTATTAGAATTGCGCTTAAGGCTGGCGCGCATTTTTCAGAATACCGCAATTTGCGTAACCCTCTGATGCTGCTGCCGACAATCTTTAATCGCGTCTGTTAGTCGCTCGAAGGGAGAACATAAATGTGAGTGATTCAGCTTTGCAAACGTCAGAAGACAACTGGTATGACATTGTAAGAAGGTCTGACGGCTGCGTGGTGTTTAGCTTTCCTTCATCGGGCAGGCATCTAATTTATCGCGTCAATGGCATGGTTTCTATGCGGCCTTTGCTGGATGATGAAGAAGTCTTTACTCCTAATGGTTTTATGCAGTTTATTCACCGTCTCGGCTACCGGGTAACCTCACCTTCTGATAATATGAAATCAACGGTCTGAACAACCGTAACCTACTGCGCCACGGAGAGAAACCATGGCGCACGAACTACAACTCATCAAGCAGTCCTCAGGTATCCTGATCCCCGCGACGCCGGAGACCAGCGATATTCTGCAATCAAAAATCAAACTCGGCGCCGTGCTGGTGGCAGAGTTCCGGCAGGTGAGGAATCCCGCATTCCATCGCCGTTTCTTTGCGCTCCTGAATCTCGGGTTTGAATACTGGGAACCTACTGGCGGGGCGATATCTTCCAACGAACGTAAATTGGTGACCGGGTACGCAAAATTCCTCGCCTCGTTCGGTGGAAGTGAAGCTGCACTCCTGGACGCCGCCGAGCAATATCTCGACCGTATCGCTGATAAGCGAGCAGGTAGCATTAGCATCTGCAAATCCTATGATGCTTATCGCGCCTGGGTGATCGTCGAGTCTGGTCACTATGACGCTATTCAGCTTCCTGACGGAACACTTCGCAAACACCCCCGCAGCATTGCCTTCGCCAACATGGACGAAACCGAGTTCCAGCAACTGTACAAAGCCGCGCTTGATGTTCTGTGGCGCTGGGTATTGTCCCGGGCATTCAAGACTCAGCGAGAAGCGGAAAACGCCGCATCGCAGCTTATGAGCTTTGCGGGGTGATGGCGATGAAATATTCCTGGTTTCACCATCACGAATGCACAACCGAGCAAGCCGACGAACTGGTGGCCAGTTACCGCCGCCGTGGCGCCACGGTAGAACGCAGCCTGAATCGCGACAACATCACCTGGACTGTCAGCGTGCAACTGCCGGAAAGCGAGAAAGCGCCGCGCCCGAGCCGTGTCTGGCAAAACAAGGCGTGGGGGTGATTATGGTTAAGTTACCTCGCCGCAAGTGTGCCAACAAAGCATGCCGCCAGTGGTTCAATCCAGTGCGTGACACGCAGACAGTCTGCGGCTACGAGTGCGCCAGCGCCGTCGGCAAAGAGCAGACCAGAAAGGCTCGTGAAGATGCTCAGCGCAAAGAGTCCGCCAAACAGCGTGCTACTGAGAAGAAAGAACGTGCCGCCTGGCGCCAGCGCAAAGCAGCTGCCAAACCACTGAAGCACTGGATTGACCTGACGCAGCGTGCCGTTAACGACATTTGCCGCGAGACGGAGTTGGCAGAGGGGCGGGGCTGCATTTCCTGTGGAACGAAAACGGCGTTCGCCTGGCATGCTGGTCACTATCGGACCACGGCCGCCGCTGGGCATCTGCGCTTCACTCGCTTCAACATCCATCTTCAGTGTGACGTCTGCAACGTCCATAAATCCGGGAATATCGAAGCATACCGAGCTTCGTTGGTGGAGCGTTATGGCGAAGAGCCGGTATTGGCGCTTGAGAATAATAATATCCCGCATCGCTGGACAGTCGAAGAACTGAAGGAAATCAGATTCACCGCGCTGGCCGACTTACGCGTACTGAAAAAGCAGGAGGCCGCATGACATTCGAAACCTACGTTGCCGATCACCTCCGCGTTCGCTGGCAAAGATTGCGCTTATACCACTTTCCGGGCTCTGTGCTAACGGACTACCGAATACTGAAGAACTACATCAAAACCATAGGCGGTGCTGTATGAACACTCAATTTCTTGAATACGTGCGCCAGCAGCTGATGGTGGCCACCGCCGATTTAAGTGGTGCGACGAAAGGGCAGTTAATGGCCTGGCTTGAGAACGCCCAATTTGATACGGGCACGTTTAAACGTAAGAAGCCTCGAGTGCTGGATGAAGTGACCGGGAAAATGATTACGCTGGATAACCCACCAATACCGGGCAAACAGTCGCATGCTAAGGGTTCACATATTCCTCTGGTGCAGCCGGTTGAATACTCCACAGCATCATGGCGCCGTGCGCTGCTGTCTCTGGACGAACACCAAAAGGCATGGCTGCTGTGGAACTACAGTGAAAACATCCGTTGGGAGCATCAGGAGACGATCACCCGGTGGGCATGGGAACAATTCAGTGCGCAGTTGGCCGGGAAGCGCATAGCGAAGAAGACCATAGACAGATTGCGCCAGCTTATCTGGCTGGCGGCGCAGGATGTGAAGGCCGAGTTGGCCGGGCGGGACGCCTATGAATACCAGAAGCTGGCGGAGCTGGTGGGCGTGGCAAAATCCACTTGGACAGAAACCTATCTACCTCACTGGCTGGCAATGCGCAGCGGCCTTAAGCGACTTGATAGCGGTGCACTTATCTCTGTAACGCGATCACGTTCACAACAAAAGGCGACAAATTTGGATGTTATTATTGCAAAACCGAACTGAAACGCATATATTTCATGTAAATCTGATATCGTCGCCATAGGTTCGATTGTCGACAAAAAGAATACAAGCCCTGCGGTTAACCCCGTGGGGCTTTTGCGTTTCTGGAGGGTGTAAGAAAATGCACGAGTAGAACGGACAGACCGCAGCCGTTAGGCAAAGCAGCAGTCATGATGCTGCCCCGAGTCTCTATGAGAGCCAGATGCAGATCCAAACTGCAATACGCGCTGGTTAGGGTCAATAAAGAAGAAGGCGTACCGGTACTCCAGAGCGATCGCTAGTCGTTCACCGGTTAGAGGTGAGGGATTCATGAGATACCCCTGACTACGGACTCAAGGGCATGAGCGCGGCCACTGCGAGAGTGTGGTTTATTGCACCACTTTTTAAAGCATCTACCTTTAAGCTAGCCGTTTTAGTATTGGGGGGATATGTGAAAGAAGGGTATTACTGGGTTCAGCACGATGGCATCGTTGAAGTGGCGTACTTCACTCCTGAAGAGTTTGAAGACATTGAAACTGGCAGGACGGTGACCGGAGTCTGGCATCTAACCAGAGGCGACGACATCTGCCATAACGGTGAAACTGAGGTTCTCGAAGGGCCGTTGCAGCCGCCGCAATAAAAAAACACCAAACATCCAATCCCTGGCCCTCGCCGGGGATTTTTCATTTCAGGCCCACGGGAATCATCCGCTACGTGCTTTATTGATAAATCCAGCCCGTGAAGCCTGACCCTTACATCACACACAGCGCCCCGATCACGGAGGTGCGGATATGCAACGTATGAACCCAACCGATGGACATAACATGCCGTACTGGTGGTCAGGCCTGCTTGGTTTTTTTTCTGTTCTGAGTTTGCAAGATTATGTATTTATCCTTGGCGCTCTGATCTCGGCTTATTTCACCATTAAGACCTACTACGCGAAGCGGAAAGAAGAACGTGAACGGCTTGATGAAGAAAAAAAAAGGACGCAGTTATTAGCTAAGTACCTTGCTGATGTAGCCGTTAAACCAAGTCGTGATCGCCCAGCGGCGGCTGAGGTCGTGACAGAGGCAATGAAACGCATCTCTGGTGAGGTAGCAAAATAACTATGACCTCGACAAAAACAAAGATAAGCGCCGCCGTTCTGGGTCTGGTGCTTGCCGGTGCGCCAGCGTCAGTGATTCTCGACCAGTTTCTCGATGAGAAAGAAGGTAACAGTCTGACGGCCTATCGCGACGGCGGCGGACTTTGGACGATTTGCCGTGGCGCCACGATGGTCGATGGTAAGCCGGTAGTACAGGGCATGAAGTTGTCTGCTGAAAAATGCGCCAGGGTAAACGCCATAGAACGCGATAAGGCGCTTGCGTGGGTTGACCGAAATATCAAAGTACCACTGACCGAACCGCAGAAAGCGGGTATCGCTTCTTTCTGCCCTTACAACATTGGTCCAGGTAAATGCTTCCCGTCCACGTTCTACAAGCGAATCAATGCTGGTGATCGTAAAGGCGCATGCGAAGCGATTCGCTGGTGGATAAAAGACGGTGGCCGCGATTGTCGTCTGACCAAAGGCCAGAAAAATGGCTGCTATGGGCAGGTAGAAAGGCGAGACCAGGAAAGCGCGCTGACGTGCTGGGGGTTAGACCAGTGAAATATTTACCATCTGCAATCTGCTTCATTGTCGCCGGAATACTCGCATGCAAGGGTATGACTGGTTGGGGATGGTTCTTGTTTGTGGGAGTGATATTGCTATGAGTTTTCGCTCTCAGATCATTATCGCCGCGCTTCTGGTATCCGTCGCATTCATCGCCGGCAGTGTATGGAGCAGTCGCGGGTGGGAAAAAAAGTGGGCGGAACGTGACAGCGTTGAATCATCGCAAACAGCGAACGCGCAGATCGCCGCCCGCATGATTGAACAAGGGCGTACTGTTGCCCGTGAAGAGGCTGTGAAAGATGCACAAGCGAAAGCCGCCAAAGCTGCTGCCACTGCTGCTGGTATGTCTGCCACTGTTAGCCAGCTGCGCACCGAAGCAACAAAACTTGCCGCCCGCCTGGACGCCGCAAAGCACACCGCAGATCTTGCCGCTACCGTCAGAAGCAAAACAGCCGGAGCCGACGCCAGAATGCTCGCCGACATGCTCGGAAGTCTTGCGGAAGAAGCTCGATATTATGCTGAACGATCTGACGAAAGCTACCGCGCCGGGATGACGTGTGAACGCATTTACGACTCAGTGAGAGGTAAGTGATTTTAGTTTATGGAAAAAAATTTAATTTACCTGTAGCGAACACATATGTGGAACTAGTTGATACCATAGCCTTTTAACTGTTATGGCGATATGGTAATGAGAATTGATGTTAACTACCTCAAGGGTTTGACAGCCCTTTTCTTGGAAGCAGAGAAGCCTTTTGTAGATATCAATCAAATGATTGATGCAGGGTATGATATTACAACAGGCGAAGGGGCGTTCCATATCTTACTGTTAGCAGAACAAGGCTACGTCAGCAATCTTAAAGCTGAAACGGGAAACCCTGAAGTATTGGGTCTGCGTGTAACTCGAGGCGGTGACTTTGACTATGCAAATAGTAAATTACGATTAACAGCCTCCGGTATGGAGTTTGCTTTATCTCTTGATAGAAATGATATTTTTGAACGATTAAAAGAAATTAGTGACGAGCCCTTATCTGTAATTAAAGACGTAGGTGTAGAGCTTTTAAAATCGTATGCGAAAAAGAAATTTGGTTTATCTGACTAGCCCATCGCAATTTTTAATTACCATCACAAAGGCCACTTTCGAGTGGCTTTTTTAATGGCTTAACCACAGGAATAGAACCATGGCAAAACCGGACTGGGGCGAGCTTCAGCAACGGTTCCTGTCCGACAATGCCGCAACCGGCGTATCACCAAAGGATTGGTGTGAAGCGCAGGGACTGAATTACGCGACCGCACGCCGCTACATAAAAAAACCTACTGCGCAAAGTGCGCAAAAACCTGCGCAGAAGAAATTGCGCACTGCGCAAAAGGAAAAGAGCGCAGAAGAACTGGCGGATGCCAAATTGAGCCCAAAGGTAAAACGCTTCATTGCTGAATACCTCAAGGATCAGAACGCCACCGCAGCAGCTGAACGGGCTGGCTATAGTGACCCAAACTATGGGCGTCAGCTCATAACGAATCCTAACGTTGCGCAGGCCATTGCGCAGCAGCAGAAAGCATCCATTGTGCGCACACTCGGCAGTGCCGATGAGGTGCTTGAGCAGATGTGGCGACTGGCAACATTCGACGCCAACCAGTTATCACAGTATCGCCGCGGGAGCTGCCGTTACTGCTGGGGATTCGGTCACCAGTATCAATGGCGCGATGCCGTAGAGTACGAAGAGAAACGTCTCGAAGCGCTTGAGCGTAAACGTCGCGAGCCTGTCGATGTTGGCGGTTACGGCTACGACCACACCACCGCGCCTAACCCTGAATGCCCACGCTGCAATGGTGACGGCATCGGTCAGCCGTTCTTCGCTGATACGCGCAAACTGGCGCCGGATGCTGCACTTGCCTATTCCGGTGTGAAGCTTGGTAAGAATGGCGTTGAGATAACCGCCATCAGCCGTGAGCGAATGTACGAGGCTGTGATGAAACGCCTCGGCCTGGCTGACAGTGAATTTGCTCAGCGTCTGCAGCAGATTGAAATCGAGCGCCGGCAGCTGGAAATCGACAAACTTCGCAAAGAACTGGCCGCCGATCCGGAGGATGACGAACCAACACCAGTTGCAATCAATATCAACGTAGTCGACGCGAGGGCGGAAGATGGGGATCAGCCCGACACTTAACATTCCTCAGGCTCGCTTCCTCGCAATGCAGCACAAGTTCAAAGCCTATGTCGCCGGGTTCGGTTCGGGTAAGACATGGGTGGGTTGTGGCGGCATCTGTAAGGGGATGTGGGAGCACCCGAAAATCAACCAGGGCTACTTCGCGCCAACTTACCCGCAGATTCGTGACATCTTCTATCCAACGATTGAAGAGGTGGCATTTGACTGGGGGTTGAGTGTCAAAATCAACGAGGGTAACAAAGAGGTTCACTTCTACGAGGGGCGAAGATTCCGCGGGACCACAATCTGTCGCTCGATGGAAAAGCCCGGCTCGATAGTTGGTTTCAAAATCGGTAACGCGATGGTGGATGAGCTGGATGTCATGGCGGCTGCCAAAGCGCAGCAGGCCTGGCGAAAAATCATAGCCCGCATGCGTTACAAAGTTGATGGGCTGCGTAACGGCATCGATGTAACGACAACGCCGGAAGGCTTCAAGTTCGTTTACCAGCAGTTCGTGAAGGCGGTACGTGAAAAGCCAGAGCTTGCGGCCCTGTATGGTCTGATACAGGCCAGCACGTTCGATAACGCGAAGAACCTGCCTTCGGATTACATCCCTTCGCTGATGAATTCCTACCCACCGGAGTTGATTAAGGCGTATCTGAGGGGGCGCTTCACCAACCTGACCAGCGGCACCATCTATCACCAGTTCGATCGACGTCTGAATAACTGCACCGATGAAGAACAGACAGGCGAACCGCTCTATATCGGTATGGACTTTAACGTTGGCAAAATGGCGGCCATCGTCCACGTCATTAGGAATGGCGAGCCACGTGCTGTACGCGAACTGGTAAAGGTCTATGACACGCCAGCAATGATTAAACGCATTCAGGAAGAGTTCTGGCGCTATGAGGGCGGGCGTTATGCCCCCTCTCGTCAGATTTACATCTACCCGGATGCCTCCGGCGATTCGCGTAAATCGAACAATGCCAGCGCCACGGATATCGCGCAGCTTAAACAGGCTGGATTCAGCGTGGTGGTGAATGCTGCGAACCCACCAGTGAAGGACCGCATTAACTCCGTGAACGCCATGTTCTGCAATGGTAACGGCGAGCGTCGCTACAAAGTGAACGTGACCCGCTGTCCGGTCTATACAGACAGCCTTGAACAGCAGGTATGGGCGGCAAACGGCGAGCCGGATAAATCAGCCGACAACGATCACCCAAACGACGCTGGTGGCTATTTCATCGTGAAGCAATTCCCGATCATCAAGCCCACCGGAAAAGTCACTCAACTACGGATCTAACTCCATGCCCGATATTTCAACACCCAACCTCGACTATAACGACATGGTTGAGGCGTGGGACATTAACGATGCTCTGATGGGCGGCACGCTGGAAATGCGCCGGCAGGGCGAAGCCTACCTACCTCGCTGGCCGCGCGAGGATACAGAGGACTATAAGAAACGCCTGTCTGTTGCGACGCTGCTCCCGGCCTACGAAGAAAGCATTAAGCAAAATACCGGGCGTGTATTTGCTGAGCCAACCGTGTTAAGCGAAAAAACGCCGGAAAAAATCAAAAATTATGCCGAAAACATCGATATGGAAGGCAGTCGCCTTGATGTCTGGGCGCAGCAATTCTTCAGCCTGGCATTTCAGTACGGTCTTGCCCATGCGCTGGTGGATTATCCACGTACTAACGCTGAAGAAATTCGCACAAAAGCAGATGAACAGGCTGCTGGTGGTCGCCCATATGTAACGATGCTGAACCCTCGCCAGGTGATTGGGTGGAAATCAAAGGTTGTCAGCGGAAAGGTTGTGCTCACTGAGTTGCGCGTAAAAGAAGTCATTGTTGTGGATGGTGACGACTTCGGGCAAACCAAAGTTGAGCAGATCCGCCACATCATGCCGCGTAAAGTGGAAATCTGGCGCCGTAACAAAGGTGATGGTGGAGAATCCACATGGACTCTTTACGAAGAGTGGGAAACCAGCCGCGACGACATTACCCTTGTAACGCTCTACACCAAAAAAACCGGGTTTATGCGCGGTTCTCCACCACTGCTGAATCTGGCATTGCTGAACATCAAGCACTGGCAAAGCCAGAGTGAGCAGGACAACATTCTTCATGTTGTGCGTGTGCCACTTCTATCTGTTTTTGGCCTGGAAGACGATCAGGAACTGGTCATTGGCTCATCCAGCGCTACTAAATTCAGTGACCGCGCAAAACAGGGTATGGAATACACCGAGCATACCGGCGCCGCCATCGAGTCAGGTGAAACATCACTGGAAAATCTGGAAAACCAGATGCGCCAGGCGGGCGCGAAGCTGCTGCGTGCAGAAAACACATCAACAAAATCTGACGACCAGACGCATGAAGAGCATATGCAGGAAAACTCGCCGCTGTACACCATGGCGAGTTCGCTGGAGGATGCACTTGATAACATTCTGCAAATCATGGCTGAGTGGATTGGTGAAAGTGATGGCGGCAATGTTGATGTGCGCACAGAGCTGGATGTTTCTGCTCAGACGTTCGATTCATCTGCTGCTATGGCCGTTCAGTCCCTGCGACAGGGTGGTGACATTCGCCAGGTTGATGCTGTTCGCGTGCTCCAGGCGCTTAAATTCATCGACCCTGACGCGAAGCCGGATGATGTGATCGACGAGCTGAAAAACCAGCAGGTAACACTGATGGGTGGTAACAATGGTAACGGTTAACGATCAACTGCGTGACGAGTCCATAGCACACGCTATCTGGATTAGTCGTTACAGTACCGGCGTTGCCAGTCGAATGGTGAAACTGCTCAACGAAAGTGATGCTGAACTGACGGCGCGCCTGCTGGTGGCGATGGATAGCATAGAGCCGAATAGCTTTACGGTCACACGTCTTGAAGCACTGCTGTCGAGTGTGCGGGAAATTAACCGCACTGCGATAAACGGCATGTTTTCCAGCCTGTCTACTGAACTGAATGACCTGGCGAAACATGAGGCAGGGTATCAGTTGAGCCTCTTTGACGCGCTGTTGCCGGAGTTCGTGACCGACGTTCATCCGCTGGTGGGTATCTCTCCTGATGCAGTGTATGCCGCAGCGATGGCGAAACCCTTTCAGGGGCGATTACTCAGCGAATGGGCGTCAAACCTCGAAGCGGATCGCCTCAACCGCATCAGCAACGCTGTGCGACAGGGCTTTTTACTGGGAGATACAAACGAGCAGATAGCGCGGAAGGTTCGCGGTCACGCCAGCAAAGGCTATCAGGATGGCGCATTGCAACTGAGCCGCGCCAATGCCGCCAGTATCGCGAAAACGGCGGTGGGGCATCTTGCGGCGACGGCGCGTAACAGCTTTGCTGACGCCAATAATGACCTGATGAAGGGTAAGCAGTGGCTTTCCACCCTGGACAACCGAACGACGCAGATGTGCAGGATTCGCGACCGCCTGAAGTACACGCTGGATAATAAGCCAATCGGTCATAAGGTTCCTTATTTGCAGGGGCCGGGGCGCATTCATTTCTGCTGCCGTTCCACTGAAACCTTTATCCTCAAATCGGCGAAAGAGTTGGGTATCGATGTTCGCGATATCCCGCCAGCGGAACGCGCCAACATGGATGGTGTTGTGCCCAGAGATACCAACTATCAGGAATGGTTCTCGCGCCAGTCGTTCGATCGCCAGAAGCAAATCGTTGGTGAGAAGCGCGCTAGGTTGATTCGTGATGGTGGCATGTCTCCTGATGAGTTCTACACCGACAAAGGCGAATGGCTGACGCTGGCGCAGTTGCGTGAACGTGACGCGCAGGCGTTCAGGGATGCAGGGCTTTAATCTTCAATAAATCACAACAGGCTGCCTCCGGGCGGCCTTTTTTATGGCCGCAATTCGGATGATGCGCGGTGCAACGGTCGGATGACCAAATCAAAGGTAACAACATGAAACTGAAGACAGTAGAAGTAAACGGTAAGCACTACGCAGAAGTCGATGCTAACGGTCTGCCGGTTTACGTGCATGACGACGGGAAAGAAATTGGCTTCGATGCGGCACAGGCCATCGGCAAAATCTCTTCGCTGAATGGCGAGGCAAAATCTCATCGTGAAGCTAAAGAGGCTGCTGAAGCCAGCCTGGCGAAGTTCTCCGGCATCACTGACCCGATTAAAGCGCTCGAGGCTATCGAAATGATGACCAAAATCGACCAGAAAAAGCTGATCGATGCAGGCGCTGTAGACCAGGTGAAAGCGGAGATAACCAAATCATTCCAGACTCAACTGGATGAGGTTAACGGCCGCAATAAGACGCTGGAAAGCCAACTCTACGATGCGAAGATTGGCGGCAGCTTCTCGGGCTCGAAATTCATTGCCGACAAAATTGCCATCCCTGCCGATCTGCTGCAGGCGCGCTTCGGTCAGTCGTTTAAGGTCGAAGAGGGTAAAGTTGTCGCATATGACGGCACCGGCAACAAAATTTATTCCCGCTCTAAACCGGGCGAACTGGCCTCATTCGATGAGGCGCTGGAGTTCCTGGTAGAGCAGTACCCGCAAAAAGACCACATCCTAAAAGCCAGTGGCAATAACGGCGGTGGTTCTCGCCCAACTCAACATCAGGCAGGCCAAAAGACGATGAAGCGCGACGCGTTTACAGGTCTTAGCCCTGTCGAGCAGCAGTCGACGCTGAAAGAAGGCATCACCATCGTCGACTAATCGCATTTGCCAGTTGCCGGATGGTGGCTGGCGCCAGAGCTGGATAGCTCACTAATCAATCCACGATAAAATCTCAAGGAACACAGAAAAATGGCTAATACCCTTACCGGGTTGATCCCGACTATCTATACAGCTCTGGATATCGTTTCCCGTGAACAGGTGGGCTTTATTCCTGCTGTCGCGCGAAATACCAAAGCAGACGCAGCAGCGAAAGACCAGACCGTTACTGCACCGGTTGCTCCGGTTGCTGTTACCGAGGACATCGTGCCGGGACCGTCTGCGCCGAATACCGGCGATCAGAATATCGGCACCGTCGATGTCAAAATCACCAAATCCAAAATGGCCTCAGTCAAATGGAACGGTGAAGAGCAACTGGCTCTCGGTCCCGCTGGTACTTACAACACCATTCTTGCTGACCAGTTCACCCAGGCATTCCGCGCACTGTCAAATGAGGTCGATGCTGATCTCGGCGCACTTTACTACGGCACTTCTCGCGCCGTTGGCACTGCTGGCACAACGCCGTTTGGCGTGAAGGAGGATCTGACCGACGCAGCTAATGCACGCAAAGTTCTGGAGGACAACGGTTCGCCAACTACCAACCTGCAAATGGTTCTCGGTTCTTCTGCAATCGCGAATCTTCGCGGGAAGCAGACGGTACTGTTCAAAGTGAATGAATCCGGCACTGAGCAACTGCTTCGCGAGGGTACGCTGGGCCGACTGGAAGGCTTCAACATTCACAACTCTGCGGGCGTTAAGCGTGCACCTGCTGCTACCGCGACAGGATATCTGGTCAATGGTGCGAAACAGGAAGGCGATATCATCATTGCCATCGATACTGGTACGGGCGCTATCGTAGCTGGTCAGGTCGTTACTTTCGACGGCGATGATAACCAGTATGTTGTTGCGGCAGCTACTTCCACCACCATCACTCTGGCTGCGCCGGGCCTGCGCCAGAATCTGGCGGACAACACCGAAATCACGGTTGTTGGTAGCTTCACCGCGAATATGGCGTTTGACCGTAACGCTTTCCTGCTGGCTTCGCGAACCCCGGCAATGCCGGATGGTGGTGATACCGCTGATGACGTGATGAACGTAACCGATCCAAAGTCCGGCATCACCTTCCAGATCGCGCTGTATCGTCAGTACCGTCAGGTGCGTTATGAAGTTGGCCTGGCGTGGGGCGTGGCTTCCATCAAACCAGCCCATGCAGTAATGCTTCTGGGCTAACACCATCACACACAAGGGGCTTCGGCCCCTTTTCTTTCTGGAGGGATTATGGCTGGATTGACGAAAGAACAGCGCGCTCAGCGAGCAGCAGAAAAACTTGCTGCTGAACTGGCGGCAAAAAACAATTCTGAGCAGCAGGAGCAGCAGGAGCAGCAGGAGCAGCAGGAGCAGCAGGAGCAGCAGGAGCAGCAGGAGCAGCAGGAGCATGGTGCTCAGTTGGTTGCTATGTTCACTGACTTCCCGGCATTCCACGGCGCGCCCACCACCGCAGATGTGCATCCTGATGAAGTGGAAAACTGGAAGGCGGCAGGCTGGCGCATAGAGGAGTGATTCATGATCACCTACATCACAGTGGCGGACGTTGATCAGATACTCGGTGCCGACTGGACTAATCCCAGTAAAAAATCAAAATCGGTACTGATGGCTAACACCTGGATGAATGGCCTCAACCTGAAAATGCCCTGCGATAACAGGACTCACGAAGTCATTATTCCTGATGATGTTAAGCAGGCTGGCGCATATGCGGCGCAGGCGGCAGCAAATGGCGGGCTGTATCAGCAGAAAACAAACTCTGGTTCTTTGCTGAGCAATTCCGTTGATGCCGACGGCGTGAGCGTATCAAAGACATTCGCTGAACTTGCGGTTAATAGCACTGCGCTTCTTGATTCCGATCTGCAACTGGCGCTGGCGATGCTCAAGCCATATGGTGTCAATCAGTCCCAAATAAGGCTGGTGAGGGGGTAACGTGAGAAACATCATCAATCCTGGCATCCATTATGCCGGTGATGGCCGTGGGCGTCGCGATGTGTTCGTGAACGGGCACCAGATAAACCATGTCGTTTATGCGAATAAGAGAAAGGGGATTGTCGAATTCGCTCCGCATCCACTCCGGGCAAAACGAAATGGCGAGGTGTATACGCGAAAATTACGTGGTGTAGTCACTGTTGAGTTCCGGCAATGCAATGGTGTCCATCATGGGCATTCGTGACGAGCTTCAGACCGAAATCGCCGCAGCGTTCGATGACGATCTTGCCGACGCCGTTAACAACTTTACCGGCTCTTACGTCATCCAAACCGGATGGGACCCGGTAACGGAAACAGGCGGTGAAACCACCGTGACCTATGCCGGGCGCGGTGTGCTGTCGCGGTACAAACTAAACCGTATCGATGGCGTCAATATCCTGCACGGCGACCTGAAATTAACCGCGCTGACAAATGAAATTACCGACGAACCGAAAGTCGATCACATCATCACTGCACCAGACCTGATTACCGGCGAACAGCAGCGCTACAAGGTCATTACGGCAGGAACCGATCCGGCGAAAGCAACATATTCCATTCAGTTGCGGAGGGCGTGACATGGCTAAGGCCTGGAGTCTTGACCCAGCATTATTCGCTGACAAGGTGGAAGAGGATGTCGGAAAACTGCAACGTGTTATAGCCATTCAGTTGCTCAATGAGATCGTTATTCGGTCACCGGTCGGTAACCCTGAAATATGGGCTATCAATAGCATGCAGGTTCAGCAGCGCGACCGGGTTAATGATATCAATGAAGCCCTTCGGAGCAGTGACCGGTTCGGGACCACTGACAAAAACGGTAACCGTCGGATTAAACGAGGCAATAAAGTCAGTCTAGCCGATGCTGAGTACAGCAGTAATGCTGGGAAATTCGGCCCCCAGCGCGTACGCAAGCTAAGGCGCGGACAGGGGGAAATTTATCGACCACCAGGCTATCGCGCGGGGACTTTCCGGGCATCGCATTTTGTTAGCATTGGCTCTCCAAGCAATTACGTGCCAAGCGAGCCAGATCCGAATGGTGCAAATACTATAAATAACGGGACGTCGACAATTCTTGCGGCGCCAAGTTATTCGGTCATCTACATCCAGTCAAACCTTCCTTATTCCGTACCGCTTGAAAACGGGCACTCAAAGCAGGCACCGGCAGGCGTTTATGCGGTTTCATTTAATGGTGTAACACAGGCCTACAAATGACCCTCACAGAAATTCGTAACGCTGTCATCACCCGAATGACGGCGCAGACGGCTATTGCCTCTGATGCCGTGGATTATCCAAACGGATCCGTATTTGATCCAAGTGGTCGTGATATCTGGGCTCGTTTCACCAACATTTCAGGCATAGCCGGAGCAAATGAAATCGGCGGTGGCCCGGTTGTTCACCGTACCGGCGTACTCATCATTCAGATATTCGTTCCGGTTGGTAGCGGCTCTCTGCTGATAAACCAGACCGCCGACAAACTCTGTGAATTATTCGAATTCCAGAATGACGGAAAACTCAGTTATTTCGCCGTATCCGCTGTTCCTGCTGGTGAAACAGATGGCTGGTCTCAGCTCAATCTACAAATTCCTTACCGCGCTCTGTAGCGCTTAACTTCGATGGAGGTGACCGCATGTCGAGCGGCGCTAAGGTACTCTCGGCCTTTATCCGGGAGACGACTCCAGGAATCACGCCTGCTGGCGTCTGGAATCTTTTCAAACGTACGAGTTGGGGCGTTGGCCCATCCCAGAACACCAACGACAACGACGAGATCGGCGGCACCCGAATGGCGCAGGGCGCTACGCTGGGAACTGTTGATGTCGGCGGCGATGTCGGGGCAAAATTCCGCTACGGCCAGCATGATGACTTCCTGGCTTCGTGTTTTGGCGCGGAGTGGGCGGGCAACGTGCTGACGATGGGGAATGACCGTATCTCTTTCTCACTTGCGACATACGCTTCGGATGTTGGTATTGCCTCTATCGTTCGTGGCGCGCAAGTAAGTGTGTTCCAGTTGGAAGTTCCTAACGACGGTGACGTTACCGCGACAGTCACATTCGCGGGGCTGGGTTGGGACTCAAAAGCAGATGATACGAGTTACATCAGCGGCACTCCTGCGGATAATGCTGGCGAACTGCGTTACTCGTTCAAAGAGGTCACAGCAATCAACCTGAACGGGATCGACGGTGGTGATGGTTTCTGTATCGATACCTTCAACATCCAGTTCGACAATAACGTCCAGACGCAGCGCTGTATCGGCACCGGTTCACCGTTTGCCGGGGCCAATATCCCGACCACCTTTACGCCTTCAGGTTCGATCACTTTGTCGTGGTCAAAAGCCGCGTGGGAGGTCTGGAGCAAAACGCTTACCGGCGCAACCGTGCTATTCAGTTTCACGCTGGCGAATGACGAAGGTCAGTACAGTTTCACTTTCCCGAAAGTGCAGGTCGCTGGCGACTGGCCGGATGGCGGTAATACCGACATTATCCAGGTTCAACTGGATATCACTGCGGCCGACGAGTCACCGACCATTACCCGCGCTGTTACCGTCCCAGCCACGGCAATCAGCGTAACGCCAGCAACTTCATCAGGTGATGTCGGTACTTCCGTCACGCTGACAGCGAACCTTACCCCGGCTGGTGCGACTGATGCTGTGCAGTGGGAGTCATCAGATCCGACGGTTGCAACGGTGGTATCGACAGGCCAAAAAACCTGCCAGGTAGACAGAGTCGGCGACGGCACCGCAACGATAACCGGAAAAGTGCGAGGCTTCACCGCCACCGCTGAGATTACCGTCACTGAGCCATAAAATTTTCCTTGCCCGTTCCGCTCTGCATGGCGGCGCGGGCATTTTTATGCAGGAGTTTTTAATGATCATCTTAACCCCACGAATTGATATTGGCGGCGAGCGCTGGTTTACACCGCTGAAAGATCTGAAACCCATTGAAGGGCTGAAATTGCTCGTCAGCAGCATTGATAACGACCAGTATCGCTCGCGTAATGCGCTTATACGCCGTCACATTGAAAAAATGGATGCCAGTTACCAGGTGGGAACCAGTGAATTTAATCTTTCAGCTGTCGGGGAAATTGACTCTGCAGACGATCTGCTGATCGACAACTGCGCGCGATACCTGCTGAAAGACTGGAAGGGCGTCGGTGAGCGTGTAGATGGCGAAGAGGTTCCGATTGAATACACGCCGGAACGCGGTGCCGCACTTCTGAAACAGGAACCGGCGATTTACTGGCAAATTCTGGCTGAAGCCGCCAGCATCGCCCAGGGCAAAGAGCAGCAAAAGCAGGAAACCGTAAAAAAGCCTTAGAGGCCCAGAAGTGGCTTAATGAATTTGGGGGAGAGCAGGGCGAAAAAGCCAAATGGCGAAGGAAAAAATTAAAACTCCCGCCAGTTCCAGAGCCTGAAATTGACGGAGTAACGGTGGAAATCCTCAACGGTTACGCCATGATATCGCGTGGCAGGCAATATGCTGGCATGGCTGGCGTCCCGCTTCCGTTTTCCTTGGGTGATATTGAGCGCTATCTGGACTCTCGTTCTATTGTGATTGATCGCACTGAGTTTGAAGCCGCCATACTTGCCCTTGATGATGCCTGGCAGGATGAGTGGGTTGCGGAACGGAAGCGGAAGGAAAACGCCAAATAGCTGTGTCGTTGCCTCTTTCTCCCCCTGTGCTAACCTGTGTGCAAATGTTAATGATGGGGATAGGGATATGAAAATTCTGGGGTACATAATTGGAGCTTTCTTTGTGATCATTGTACTGGTGGTTGTGGTGACTAATGTATCAGACCCCTCCCCAAGCGATGCCACTTCTTTTGTTGAGAAAGGGGTGCGTAACATGATGAAGGCCCCTGATTCAGCAACTTTTGATAGCGTAAGATTTTATCCAGACTCAAGCCCACAGGGAGAGGAGATTAGCGGTGCCGTGTGTGGGTATGTAAATGGAAAAAATAGCTTTAACGCATACACGGGAAGAGTGCGATTCTTTTCAAGAATAACCGTATCTAACAATGGAAGAACTGCCGACTATTCACGCCCAACGATTGAAGATCCAAGTAATCCCATCTCTGTTGGAGGAATGGATAATGCTTGGAGTGAATCCTGCAAGTAGCAAACTAGCCCACTCAGGTAGGCTTCTGTTGCAGTCGGTGATCGCGACCAGGCAAAAAGTAACATCATGTTGATACTCCACAACTGCGGTTGTATACTTTCCATGAAATCGCTGAGGCGATAAGGAGGAATGTATGAACCAGAAGCGTGAAGTGAAAGCCAGCGATAAACCGCGTCAAACGGTTAGGCGATCAGCTGAGTACAAGGCACGTTTAAGTGCTGCTTCTGCCATTCTTGCTGAAAAAATGGAAGAGAAGCGCAACGAATGGGCTTTAAAATAAGTCGATCTCAGGCACTTGCCGATGTCATTTCTCAGTATCCAATTACTGGGTTACCAATTGAAGAATTCGAAGCCTATAAGCGGGAATCTATCGAATACGGTGATGTTCCCGCTCCGGCTATTCAGGTCCAGTTAGAACACCCTGCGCATATTGAAACCATTGGCCGCGATAAGTTGATGGAGCGGCCAGTCGAAGCACGTGGTGAAGAACTTCATCATACACACATTTGGCAGGAAGGTTGTTGTTGGGAAGATGAAGGCGGTCTTTTGGTACAATGGGCATCAACCAGTGACAGTTATGTTGTTTACTCTTACTTTGTTGACCGGGATGATGACCATCATTTTTACATCATAGATTTTTGTAGGGATTCGGCTCATACCATCATTGAAGATGCAACTCAGGTTGCAGAGTGGACCAGACAAGCAAAGGAATTCAGGCTTCAAAATATCTAAACCCGCCGCCCGGCGGGTTTTGCTTTCTTGGCTACTGTAAATTACGGTAATTTAACTCTTGCAAGTGCTTTTTGTGTCGATACCCTTTCTAACATTATGGGGATAAGGGTTGCTGAATGGGTATTAAAGGGCGGGTAATTGTTTGGGTCATTGGAATGGTTTTTGGTATCCCAACTTCGATCTATGCTGTGCAGTGGATGCAATATAAATTCGTTAAGCAAGAATTAGATTGCATAACTGATGTGAATGACGCAATGCTTAACTTGCTTTCTAACGTAGAGCAAGGATCAATCGGCAGGGATATGGAGAAGGCCAGCGACAACCTCAGAACATGTGTTAAGGGTATTGATCCTAGGAAAGGCAATGTTGAGTTTGCTGTGGAGCAGTACAAAAGATACCATTGAATGCGATGAAGCCCACTCAGGTGGGCTTTTTGTTACATCTCATCAGCTTCGCGAGAAATGTCGAACAGAACATTGATTGCTAGCAGGTAGGCATTATCAACTACGCCATAGGTGTCTCTTGTAATAACGTTCGTGTACCGGCTAAGGGCATTTTCCATGTATGAAATTAGTTCTTTATTACAGTGCTCACTTCGGTGATCTAGCAGGTGGAGGCCAATGATAAAATGTCCATATTTTTCAAACATAGTGTTGATAAATTTCTCGTCCTCGGAGAGGTCAAAGAATTCATCAATCGAAAGAGGTCGGTTAAGTTGTTCGAGTCGAGTCAGTTCTCTGGATAGCCACTGACACCCATCGCGTAATTGCTCCGCGGTCAATTTCATAGAAAGCCCTTATTAGTTAGTCAATAGTCCTTCAGCACGCCGTCAATTGCTTTATCTATGGCGTGCCTTAGCTTGTCTCCCAGCGGGTCATCGGGGGAGTGCTTCCCGAATAACGCATCCTCAAGAATTTGCACGATCTCAGAGTTCATTGATCTTCCATTTTGTTTGGCGCGTTCTGCTAATCAGCCATCCCTCATTATTGAGTTCGCCAGTGTCCCACCACTGACGGGCTGAGCTTACACATTAACCAGGGTTATCAGTTAGCAACATCCTGATATTCGAACAGTAGCCGCCACCGTGCGGCTTTTTTATGCCCGGAGATCTCAATGTCAGAACAGACATCCCGCCTCGCTATCATTATCGACAGTACCGGCGCTGAGAAAAACGCAGAAAATCTGACGACAGCCCTCAGTGGTCTGACTGAATGGGGCATGAAAGCTGCGACCAGTGCAGGGAAAGTGACAAAAGCCACCGAGGAAGAAAAGGAGGCGATGAGTAAACTTCGCGCCGCCATCGATCCTGTTGGTGCAGCCATTAACACCGTTGGGCGCCGCTTTACCGAATTAAAAAAATATTTCGACAAAGGGTTAATTGATAAGGAAGAGTTTGAATTTCTGTCGAGAAAACTCAACGAAACCACGGAAGAGTTGAGTGGAGTAGCTCAGGCTCAGCGTGAAGCGGAAAAAGCAGGTAAATTAGCAACCGCCCAGCAGGAGGCGCAGGCACAGGCATTTCAGCGCATGCTGGATAAAATTGATCCGCTAGCTGCTGCCCTGAGAAATCTTGACCAACAGCAAGAAGATCTTAATGCTGCGCTTTCAGCCGGAAAACTCAACACTTCACAGTTCGACACCTACAGTAAAAAATTGCAGGAAACTCGTCGGGAAGTTACCGGAGAAGCACAGGCTGAGAGAGAGGCAGCGAAAGCTCATGATGAGCAACGCGCGGCATTGCAACGCCTGGTTGCTCAGCTTGATCCGGTTGGCGATGGATTCCGCCGACTCGCGGAGCAACAAAAGCAACTCGACTCTGCGAAATCGTCAGGACTTCTTTCACCTGAGTCATACACAAAACTTTCCGGCACGCTCGGTGAGATGCGTACCGAGTTAGAAAAAACACAGGCGCAGTTAGGCAAAACTGGCATGTCAGCAAAGCAAACCGCTTTTGCTATGCGCATGATCCCTGCTCAGATGACAGATATCGTTGTAGGTCTGTCTACCGGGCAAAGTCCGTTCATGGTGCTGATGCAGCAGGGCGGCCAGTTAAAGGACATGTTCGGCGGCATCGGCCCAGCGATTAAAGGCGTTGGCTCCTATGTGATGGGCCTGATCAATCCTTTCACGCTGGCGGCTGCTGCGGTCGGCGTGCTGGGCGTGGCGTACTACAAAGGCACACAGGAACAGGACGCTTTCAATAAGTCACTTATCCTGACGGGTAACCTTGTAGGGAAAACATCGGGACAACTGGCGGACATTGCCGCGCGCGCTGGTGTTGCGGCGGACTCAACTACTGGCAAAGCGGCATCGGCGCTAAATCTACTGGTGGAATCTGGAAAGGTTGCTGGTGATTCGCTGGAACGGGTGACTACTGCCGTTGTTAAAACGAGCGAAGCCACTGGTATTGCGACCGATCAGTTAGTTGGTGATTTCAATGAAATTGCAAATGATCCAGTTGCAGCAATTACCAAACTTAACGACCAATATCACTTCCTGACGCTGTCAACTTATAACCAGATCAAAGCCCTCCAGGAAGAGGGGAATCAGCAGGAAGCGGCGAGAGTGGCGACTGATGCTTACGCTAACACCATGCAGCAACGAGCGAATGATATTCATGAGAACCTGGGTCTTCTAGAACGGGGGTGGAATTCTGTTACCAATGCCATAAAAGGGGCTACAGATGCATTATTGGATTTTGGCCGAGAAAAGGGACCATCTGAAAGATTAGCAGAGATAAGAAAAGAAATTGATTGGATCGATAAGGCTGCTGGCGGGAAGTTATTTTTTGGTGAAAGAAAGAATGAACTTGAAGCCGAGCTAAATAATCTTCAATCTCAAATCATCACAGAAAGCGTTTTAACTGGAATAATCAGCAATCATGATAAGGCAGAACAAAAGCGCATTAAAACTCAGCAGGAGGCTGACAGGGTCAATCAGCAATTTTTAAGTAATGCTGATAAACGCAATAAGGCAATTGAGCAACAGCAAAAATTTCTGGATGCCGGGGCGATCAGTGCGGATCAGTATGCGAAAAATGTTTCTCGCATCAATGAAATGTACAAAGACCCAAAAACGCCAGGAGCGACAAAAGGTAAGGCCGTTACTGAAGATGCAGGGCAACGTATGATTGATCAGCTCAACCAGCAAAACGCCCTGCTGGTTACTCAGGCTGAAGCAACAAACAAACTGTCTTCTTCTGAACAGGAACTCATCAAATGGCGTCAACAGCTTTCCACTCTGGAAACACGATCACCATCCCAATTAACTACCGCACAAAAATCGCTACTGCTTCGTAAGGACGAAATTACTTCATTGATGGAGCGCAATACCCAACAGGAGAAAAACAACCGGCTGATGAAGGAGGCGACGGAGCTTGCATCATACCGCAGTACGTTAGAGCGAGGTCTGGAAAACTTGCGGGCCAGCTATGCTGTTCAGGATTCGGGCTTCGGTATGGGCGAAAAGGAACAGAAGCGGATGCAGGATCTGCTTCAACTGGACCAGAAGTATAACGCTCAGCGCCAGCAGCTTGACCGTGACTATGCAGACAAATCCAAAGGGATGAGCGAGGAAACATATAACGCTAAATCCCAAATGCTTACTGACGCCCTGAATCGTGAGAAGGAAATCATGCAGCAGCATTATGCCAGTCTCGATGCAATGAATAACGACTGGCAGGGAGGAATTGAGCAGGGGTTCAGAAACTGGATGGATACTGCGTCAACGTATTCAACACAGATGTCTGGCGTTGTTCAGGGGGCGATGAGTGGTCTTGTCGATACGATGGCCGACGGGTTGAGCGGTAGTAAAGCGGACTGGAATGAGTGGTCTATGAGTGTTCTGAAGTCCCTTCAAAAAGTGTTACTGAACGCGATGATCGTAAACGGCATCAAATCAATGCAAGGCGCAAGTATTTGGGGCTCGTTATTTGGTTCAGCGAACAGCGGTGGCTCAACTCCTTCCGGAGCCTATGGCAGTGCATCAAGTGGGCTGGATTTCTTCAAACAAAATGCTAAAGGTGGGGTTTATGACTCTCCATCACTTAGCGCATATTCTGGCGGTGTATTTGATTCACCAAAGCTTTTTGCCTTCGCTAAAGGCGCTGGTGTATTTGGTGAAGCTGGACCGGAAGCAATCATGCCTCTTGCCAGAACGCCTGACGGGAATCTGGGGGTCAGGATGATGGGAGAGCAGGGGGGAGGCTTCTCTGGCGACATAATCGTTCAGCAAACGATTCATGTTTCAGGAAATGGCGACGCTGCATTGAATCGTGCAATGGAAGAAGCTGCCAGAAAAGGGGCCAATGATGGTGCCAGACAGGCCCGACAGGAAATGCTTCAGGATTTTCAGAGCCGTGGGCAGGGGCGGAGATTACTAGGAGTTTAACAAATGGCTGATGTATTAGAGTGGCCAGGTCCACGCCCTTCATCCCTCAACTGGTATCTCGAGTCTAATACCAAAACATTCAGATCTCCATTCAATGGCTCATCTCAGGTGGCGCGCTTTCTGGGGGCGCGGTGGAAATGTACTGTCGGCTATGAAGTTCTGGATGACGCTCAGTCCAGAAAAATTGAGGCAGTGCTGGCATCACTGGACGGAGAATATGGGCGTGTAAAAATTCGCGACTGGGGGCGTGATGGTGGCTCTACTGCCGCTACAGTGTTAGTGGCGGATGCAAATCAAACAGGAAACACCCTTTCAACTAAAGGCTGGACGGCTAATGCAATGGTGATGAGAGCCGGCGACTATCTGACCGTGAATTCTGAACTGAAAAAAGTTACTCAGGATGTATTCAGCAATTCAAGCGGTGTCGCTGTCATTCCAATTGCTCCAATGCTGCGGTCATCTCCAGCGGCAAATAGTACGGTAGAAGTGCGAGAACCCTGGGGGGTTTTCAAGCTTTCAGATAACCAGCAAGGAGCATTTGACCGTAAACCGGGTGGAATAACATCAATGACAATTGAGTTTGAGGAGGCATTTTAATGCTGTATTCCCCGTTTTCTGACTCGATGGTGGACTGGTTATCCCGTGACAGGGTGACGGTTGCAATCGCTGCCAATATTCAGTTTGAATCCGGCACCGTCTATGTGCACTCCGGTACCGGGACGCTGGTTCTCGGCGGCTATGTTTATTACGGCATGGGCCGCATGGGCTCCGTTGATGATGCCAGTGAAACCAGCACAACCAGCCCGACGCAGGTCAAAATGACCCTTTCCGGTCTGGATATGGCTCTCTTTGCCACCACGCTGAATGAGCGCTGTGTGGGCAGAAATGCCGAAATATATCTGGTGGCTATGGATGATAACGGCGTTGTCCAGGTTGCTGATCTCCTGTTCAAAGGGCGGGTATCCAGTACGGGGGCGACCGCTGGCGGGACAAACGCCCTGCAGTACACCCTCAGTAATATTTTTGAAGACTGGCAGCGTCCTTTCCCTGATCGCTATACAGATGAATCGCAGCAGGCTGCTTATCTCGGCGACCGCATATTCCGGTATGTGGCGCAGATGTCTGAACGTTCTATTTACTGGGGTAGTAAAAAAGATGCGCCAGGATTTACCTATAAGTGAGGCAACATGAAGCATCCGGACTGGCATAACAGATTAATCACCGTAATAAGGGCCGCTGAAAAGCGGCCTTTTTTATGGGGTAGTCATGACTGCTGCCTGTTCGCGGCGGACTGCGCTCAGGCCATGTGCGGCGAGGATTTTGCGGCGGGCTGGCGCGGAGCCTACGACAGCGAACATGGGGCAAAAAAGGCGATATTGCGCGGAGGCGGTTCGCTTGAAAAGGTGCTGGCCCGGTATCTCGATGAAGTGCCGGTGAAGCTGGCGCAGCGTGGGGATATTGCCGTTGTTGAAAATGCGGGATCGCGGTGTGCAGGGGTGGTGTATTCCGGCGTTGTAAGGGTACCTGGCGAAAATGGTCTTGTCAGTCTGCGGGTTAAGCCGCTGAGTGTCTGGAGGGTGCGTTAATGCCTGCTGCTATTCCTATTATTGCGACCGTTGCTGCAGGTGCCGCCGCCTCATATCAGTATTACGGGATCGCAATGGCTATCACCGTGGCCGCCCAGGTGGCAACTCAGGCGCTGACCAAAAAGCCATCACTGGATTCCTACCGTGACACATCGGAACGTAAACAGGTCCTTCGTGCCGCCGCCAGCGCCAAAACGGTTGTTTATGGTCACACCACGACAGCGGGAACATTGTTCTTTTCTGAAGAGCAGGCTGGTGAACAGGATGATGGCGAAATGCTGCATCTGGCCATTGCGCTGGCGGGGCACTCATTATCCAGCACTGGAACCGTCTGGCTGGGTGACGAGCCGATCAGCAGTTTTCCGGAGCATGCATCTTTTGAGCTGCACACCAATCGGCAGACAGTAGATCAGTACATGCTGGCAAACTGTCCGTCATGGAAAGAAGACATGATCGGAAAGGGGATCACGTGGCTGCGCGTGTCCCTCAAATTCAGTGCAGAAAAATTCCCGTCAGGTATCCCGAATATCAAGGTCGAAAAGTACGGGCGTACCGTTTATGACCCGCGTACCGGGTTGACGGGCTACAGCAACAATGCGGCGCTGGTTATCCTGGACTATTACCGCAATTACCTGAAAGTACCCGACGCCGATATCCTCTGGGAACAGTTTCAGGAAGCGGCGAACATCTGTGATGAGGATGTGATTACTGGCGGTAATACCGTTGAGAAGCGTTACACGATTAACGGTGAGTTCGATCTCAGTGAGAACAAGGTCAGTATTCTGGAGGGGATGCTGGCAGCATGTGCCGGGGATGTGACCTATACCGCGGGCAAACATGGTCTTCTGGTCGGGGCTTATTACGGACCCGCTACCGAAGTGATCACTGAAAGCCAGCTGGCCGGTGATATCGAAATCATGCCGGAAGTATCTCAGGCGGAACGCGTTAACACTATCAAGGGGACGTTTGTCGATCCGCAGCAGGGGTACACCGAAGCAGATTTCCCCTCTGTGTCAGTAAGTGAATGGGTGACGGAAGACGGGGTAGAAATATCGCAGGATATGAAGCTGCGATTTGTGACCTCTGAATTTCAGGCCCAGCGTCTGGCAGACGTGAAGTTAAAGCGCACCCGCATCGCCAGGACGATGAACGTAACGTTAAATCTGAGCGGATACCGTTACCGCCCGGGAATGTATGTGAAGGTGAATTTCCCGTCTATCGGTATCGTTAATGTTGAAATGCGGGTAACTGACTGGAAGTTCGGCGTTCAGAATGGCGTACAGTTGACACTGAAGCAGGAAACAGCAGATGTCTGGGGCGATGCCATCGGTAAACCGATCGAGCGACCGCCGTTTACTCAGTTACCATCTGGCGGCGTGGCGCAGCCGCAGAACCTGAAATACACCGTAGAGGAAATTGGTCAGGTCGTACAGGGCATTTTGTCCTGGCAGAATATCGGGCAGGTGGTCTACAACAAAGTGATCATTCGTCGCAATGGTCAAATGGTGATGTCTGTCCAGGTTCCGGGTACGTTCACGCGTCTTACCGGGTTACCAAAAAATACCTACACAGCCCACGTTATTGCCGTAAACCAGATGGGGGCAGAGTCGCCGGAAGGGTATCTGGAATTCAGTATTGAAGCCCCGCCAGCGCCTTCCCATGTTGATATTGAGCAGGGCTTCTTTGCCGTCACGCTGATCCCGCGTCTGGCGGCAATTACCAATGTTTCCACGCAGTTTGATTTCTGGACGTCAGGAGAAACGAAGCTGCCTGATGCCTCAACAGCCACCGTGGAAGCGAATGCCAGCCGTGAAGGGATGGGAACCACCTGGACCAGCAATCAGCTACAGGTTGGACATACCTATTACTGGTATATCAGGACAGTTAACGCCTTTGGTGCATCCGGTTTTGTCGAAGTACCGGCGCTGTGCTCTATGGACACTGGCAGTCTCATAGACCTCATTGATGATGCAGTACAGAAATCAGACGCATTCCAGAACGTTAAGGCCGGTGTCGATACGAACCTGGAAGGCATTATGGAAAATGCGCTGGCGAACCATGGCACCGTTGAGCATCAGTATCAACAATATGGTGAGGTACGTGCTGATATTCTGGTCGTAAAAACCACGGTGGCTACCGCCGAACAGGGGCTCGCTGATCTGTCCAGTTATGTTCAGGCGTCAATCGGACCAGAAGGCACTTTGACTGCTGCGGTTAACCAGAAACTGACCGCCGAAGTAAATATTGATGGAACGGCAAAAGCTTCTTATGTCACTAATCTCGGCATTGTCAGGAATGGAGTGAAATACAGCACCGGGTTCGGTATGTCGATTGAGCCATCGGGGAACAGCTATAAATCCACAGTGGTTTTTGCTGCTGATCAGTTTGGTATTTATTCCGGAAGTGATCCGGGAAATTACACTGCTGCGTTCTTTGTCTATAACGGACAGGTATTTATCCGTGATGCTTTAATTCAGGATGGCAGTATCACCAATGCAAAGATTGGCAACTATATCAGGTCCACCTCTTTCGTTTCAGGTCCTTCAGGGGCTGGGTGGAATATCGATAAAAATGGTAACTGTGAATTTCATGGACAGTTTTATGCGAACAGCGGCCAGTTTTCATTTAACGGTACCAATAACACCGTCGTTATCAACGGTAATGGACTAACTGTCAATCTGCCTGGCGGTGGACGGGTTGTCGTCGGGAGGTGGTCATAATGCCGGAAGGTATTCTGATTGATTACAACGATGGCCGTCCGGTGATGGCAATTACTGCGGGGCTGCGGGCCCCCAGTTTTTGCACATCGTTCTCGGGCTGGTCATCCCAGCCAATGCAGTACCCGGTAAACACGCCACTGGTTCCAGGCTCTCAGGTTATTGTGATACCCACCAATCCTGTCTACACCTACTCATTTGCTGAATTTGATGTAGCCATTATGACGGGGGTCACCCGGAACGGGGACTCCGGGGTCATCATTGGCGCAGAGACAATCGGGGGTAAATCCCTTACTCCGGACTGGTCCGGCTACATTATGGAACTGCTGCCTGCAGCGACTTATAACGAAGGGTTACTGGTTGCGAACTCTACCGACTTCACCGCCATATCTAATCAGGCTGCGCTGATGACCTGCGCCTGGTCCGGGCGCATCACGGTTAACGGTATCGCATCTCTCCCGGTTGGCGGCATCCCTTTTGGTAAATGGGATAACCCGAATGTATCGGTGGGGTTTGATGGCGGCAATATTATCGTTCGCGATATCTCCTACACAGGGCGGGACGACGTGGCCGGAACGGCGACCATAGACCTGGTGATATTCAATCAGACCGCACCTGTCGGCGGCGACGGTATCACGATGACCAACGCCGCAGGTCAGGTCACGTTCTCCACGCTGAAACGCCCCTTTGTATATGACCGGCAAATTCAGATTACCGATGCATTCCAGGATATTGGCGGCGGGTTCTGCCAGATAGTTTATACCGGTGCACAGGTCCGTATGGACGGCGGTTACGGGAACCTTCGTACAAAAGGTGTTGTGATGTCGGGCGGTAGCGTCAGGTCTGCCTATAACCGGGTTTTTGGTAATTATTTCAGCAATGGATGGGATATGACCCGTAACAGAAATATCACCATGCCCATTCTCATTATCCCGAACATGTACTGAGGAAAATCTATGTCAGCAGGAACACTCACCCTGACGAATAATTCTGCCCAGGTATCAGGAGCCGGGACATCATTCAGCACCGAACTGGCAGCCGGCGATTTTATTGTTGTCACTGTAGGTGGCGTACCTTATACGCTCCCGGTCAAAACAGTTGAGAGTAATGCGGGCCTGACGCTGGTCAGTAATTTTACCGGGCCCACACAATCGGGTGCAGCATGGTCAGCAGTTCCACGTGTGGCACTGAATATGGTTACCGCTGCACTGGTAGCGCAGAGCGCAGAGGCACTTCGTGGCCTGAACTACGACAAGCAGAACTGGCAGCAATTTTTCACTGCGGACGGTGATGTAACCATTACGATCCCTGATACCAGCCAGACAACAGGACCATCAGCGAAAAAGTTAATCAGTAGTGTAAGTCTTAAGGCGGATAAGTCGGATCTTAATGATTACGCCAAAAAAGGTGCTAACTATGACATCACCAGTCTGGAAGGACTCACTAACCCCCTCAGTATTACGCGTGGGGGGACTGGAAGTAATAGTGAATCCGGGGCGAGAACTAAACTTGGTCTGGGAACCTCGGCAACCAGAAATGCAGGCACAGATGACGGAAATGTACCTATTGTAGGTAGTATGTGGGGTTTTGGGCATGGAACAGCGGGGCATATTGTTATAAATGCCACTTCGAATAATGACATCTATTCGGCACTTATTAATTATGGAAGTTGTGTTTTCAGAAACAACGCATCTATCCCTTCCACATCTTCTACAACATACGGTGCTGGTATCTGGTTACAAACAGGGGATACGGCGGGAGCGATTCAGATACCCTACTCTCCAGGGGGGAGCGTCACAGTCGTATCGGCCCAGGCAGGTGTCGGAGTATTCTCGCGGACAATGTACGACACTGCCAACACCACAGTGGACGGTAATGGTTTCATTAAAAAAGCATCTCCGATTGTTAAACTGAAAGGCGACGGATCGGCGGAAGTTAACTACCAGGCAGAGGGGGCCTTCACAGAACGTCTTGACGTTGGCGTTTATCGTATTTCTGGCGTTTTGGGCTTCAACTCAGCTCCAGCATGGGGGGGTATCGATGGCGGCATTGAGATACCGCTCGACCGAAACAAACAGCCCCTGTTGTGGGTGGATTATAAAGTCGAGTCAGATGGTTCCATTCTGCTGAAAACGTACCACCGGACACATCCATCGGCACCGGAGTTTGCCCGTAATCTGATCGGTCTGAAAAATGACGATGGTGCATTTACCGAATCAGTTAAAGATGGTGAACCCGTAGATATTCCTGATGGCAGATGGGTCGATCTGCGAGTTCAGATGCCTGCAGACAGTATCTTTAATCAACGTCAGGAGGAAATGAGGATAGCAATGGAACAGGCTGAGCAGGCTCGTTTTGAAAATCAGCGGGAGCCTCAGCAATAGATCGTTGCCGCAGCTGCGTCGCATGCAATGACGTCACTGCGGCATATTGCCCCTTAATCTGACACCAGCCACATATCAGCCTCTTCAAACATTTCCTGAACAGTCCGGCTTATCTGTTCTTTCTCATGCTTGCTGGCGTCAGTGTTGATCGCCGGCAGTGTCATCATCGGTTTTACACGGACATCAGCATCCGGGAAAATCCGGTGAACCCTCTTGCTAAGTTCGCCCAGAATGATGTCTTTTGCACCCGGCAGACCATCAAAATTCCTTTTGTCATAAACGAGTTCCACGAACATGCTTTAGCTCCTCTTTACTGTGTATAATGACAGTATATACTGTATGTATGAACAGTATCAATGCGAGTGAGTTTATTATGAAGTTTTATTCACCAGTCGAGCTACGTCAGATAGTTGCGCTTCCTTTATTTGGCGATTTGGTTCCATGCGGATTTCCTTCGCCAGCGCAGGATTATGTTGAGAAACGTATTGATCTCAACGAGCTGTTAGTGCAACACCCAAGTGCTACCTATTTCGTAAAATCATCTGGCGATTCTATGATCGGTGCGGGTATTGGTAATGGCGATTTGCTGGTCGTCGATCGGTCAAGAAAGCCTGTACATGGAGATATTGTGATAGCTGCCATTGATGGCGAGTTTACTGTTAAACGTCTGCAGTTAAACCCGGTCGTTATGCTTGTTCCTGAAAACAGTGCTTATGCACCCATTATGATAAACAGCGAAGATACGCTGGATATCTTTGGCGTTGTAACGTTTATCGTGAAAACGGCAAGCTGAACATGTTTGCTCTGGTTGATGTGAACTCGTTTTATGCCAGTTGTGAGACTGCATTTCGGCCAGACCTGAAGGGAAGGCCGGTTGTGGTTCTCTCAAACAACGATGGCTGTGTTATTGCCCGTAACGCTGAAGCCAAAACGATTGGTGTGAAAATGGGATACCCATATTTCAGGCAAAAGGACTTATTCCGCCGATGTGGTGTTGTTTGCTTCAGCAGCAATTATGAACTGTATGCGGATATGTCCAGCAGGGTAATGGCCACACTGGAGGCATTGTCACCACGATGCGAAATTTATTCGATAGACGAAGCTTTCTGTGACCTTTCCGGTGTGAGGAATTGCCGCGTTCTGGAGGATTTTGGGCGTGAGTTAAAAGATGCGGTTTATCAAAATACTGGCCTGGCGGTCGGCGTTGGCATTGCTCAGACAAAAACGCTGGCCAAGCTGGCAAATCACGCCGCAAAAAAATGGCAGAAACAGACGGGTGGAGTGGTGGATTTATCTAACCTCGAACGCCAGCGCAAACTTATGTCTGCACTTCCGGTTGATGAGGTCTGGGGTATCGGGCGGCGTATCAGCAAGAAGCTGGAGGCCATGGGGATTAAAACAGTTCTTGAGCTGGCTGATACTGATATACGTTTTATCCGGAAGCACTTCAATGTTGTCCTGGAGAGAACTGTGCGCGAGCTTCGTGGAGAGCCATGCCTTGAACTGGAGGAGTTTGCACCAGTAAAGCAGGAGATTGTTTGTTCCCGGTCGTTTGGGGAACGCATTACCAATTATGACGCTATGCGGCAGGCCATCTGCAGTTATGCGTCGCGCGCTGCGGAAAAGTTGCGTGGCGAGCATCAGTTTTGCCGGTTCATATCGACCTTTGTCAAAACGTCACCCTTTGCGCTGAACGAACCGTACTACGGTAACAGTGCGTCAGTGAAGCTGCTCACCCCGACACAGGACAGTCGGGACATTATTGCAGCAGCAACGCGAAGCCTGGGTGCAATATGGAAAGACGGGTACCGATATCAGAAAGCAGGAGTCATGCTGGGAGACTTCTTCAGTCAGGGCATCGCCCAGTTGAATCTGTTTGATGATAATGCGCCTCGTCGGAACAGTGAGAAGTTGATGGAAGTTCTGGATCATCTGAACGCGAAAAATGGTAAGGGCACGCTCTACTTTGCTGGACAGGGTATACAGCAGCAGTGGCAAATGAAGCGTGAGATGCTTTCGCCTCGGTACACGACAAGATTCTCGGATTTACTCATTGTTAGTTGAATTGTAAATTGCACATGATATATTTTTAAATATTTCATATGGTTATGGTGAGTGAAATAATGAACGAGTGGATGTTTAAGGATGAGCTGTGGAAGACAATTGTCGCGGCATTGCCAGTGATTGCCGCATTATGGAAAACTTGCGAATATATTTATAAGTTTTTACGAAGTGGTAAAGTTTTAAAACTTCGGCATTATTATAAAGAGTATGGCGAACATTTAGGAGTAGAAGATAAACAATTCATTACTAATCAATTAAGAAATAAAATAATGGCTCAATTAACGGGAGTGTCTAATGATAGTACTAGGAATAAATTGCTATACATCTCAAACAGATGTGATTTGAGACTTCCAACTAGGAAGTTGGTGATCTTGAGTCGGTACTTGAAATATGATGGTGAGCATTTCTATTTCTTAATAGATAAAAAATACAGAATAAAACAGTTTTCTTCTTGGATTGCGGCAGTAGCCTACTTGGCATATGCCATGGCTCCTATAAAAGTATATTATGATGGAGTACTGGATACGTTCCAGATTTTGCTTTCTATATTTTTCTCAGTTATTTGCATTCTACTGTCATCATTTTTAATGACGGCTTATCCCACAGTGAAAACAATTCAAGGGTTAAATGGAAGGATGTTAAAAGTGAATGGCTCAAAATTCAGTGAAGTTTAG